TTAAGGCAGCGCCGATGGGCTGGTAAGTATGGTGTCCCCCGCGTATTTCCCCCCAGCGTTAAAATTGGCGTTAAACAGCTGCTGCTCTGCTGCCACAATATCAGCCAGTGCCATCCCGGATGCGTCAATATCAATCAGGTGCGTCCGGTACATCACAAACGACTTGCAATTATTATTCACCAGCGCGCCGAAACCCGACGCCGCCCCCCATACTGGCATATCCTGATAATAAATATTCTCTGTAAAATCGCTCCCGTTTTTATCCGACTGCAGGCTGAACTGCGCCGGACCCGCAGAAACGGCGTTCGGTAAACGGGCTACGATCAGGCGGTTCGTTGAGGGGGACGTTTGTGACGAAATCAGCACCTCAGTGGTCTGCGTTGCAGGTGTTCCACTGCCGACGCGGGTCACCTGATAGTGCATAACGAGCAGGAATTTATGATCGTGCTGATGTTCGGCCACATACGGCATGATACCCGGGCAGGTAAATCGCCCTCGGTGACCAGATACCTGATTCACCAGTGACAGAATACCGTGAACCCCTCCTTTTGCCGTCCTTTCAAATTTCGCCTCCGGCGCAGAGCCGGTGGTGACCAGCGTGTTATTCCATGCCACCCGCAAATCAGCCGCGGTTTTCCCTGTCAGTTCTGCGGCCACTTCTGCTGCCAGGTTATCGGTATATACCGTTGTCCCGGTTGCAGAGAAATTGAAAGCGGGGTCTATCATCACGGCGTCCAGCAAAAACAACGATCCGGGATTCAGCCCCGGATAGTTGTAGAGGATCGGCAATCTTGAATCCGTGAAATTTGCCCCGTAGAGATTAACAACCTGTCCCATTCTTCACCTCATTTGAAAAAATAATTGTTGTTCAGTATGTCAGCAATGCCGTCCCGTGCCGGGATCGGCGTGTATCCTGCGCCCAGGTCAAACCCCGCACCGCCAAACGCCAGCGCCTGGCCTCCGGCCTGGCTGAGATGGGTGATATCGATGGCAATTTCTGACCAGGAGCCGTTGTTATTCACGATGACATTTCCCACGGTGCCGCCTGCAATCCGCAGATAGTAATCAGCATGTGATCCACCGGAAGGCGTACCGGCATTACTCCAGGTTCCCTGGTAGGTCAGCATGTTGGTTGTGAGTCCTGACGGCATCAGCGCGCTGGCAAAAAAAGACCACGGCAGCACGCCATATTTCGCGGCAACCTGTTTTTCTGTCATACCGGGGAAAGTCGGGTCTATGGCATCCGTCGCCGCAGACAACATGATTTCGTACACTACGGCGTGTTGTTCGGGGAACATTCGGCGATACCACTCCGTGAGCTCATAAAGCGCGCCGGTTCTGGCAAACTGATTTTCATGCTGCGTATAAACCATCCGCACGCCGTTCCATGTCGCCTGACGTTGCCCCATCACAGTAAGGAACAGCACGCGAATGAACATCGCCCAGGCCAGCTTATGCAGCTTTATGGACGCCTCACGTACCTGGGCGGCCCCCAGATCTGTCGTCGGCTGATTGTTCTGCCCATGCCATGCGCCTATTACCTGCCCAGCCCAGCGATCGCCCCAGGATAAAGCCTCTTGCTGGAGCATCCCCACCACTTGATCTGACGTGGAGCCGCCATATGAGCGGACCTCTCCAATACGGCCAGTCGCCGCGATAATCTTTGTGCCAGAGGAACCACTGCCAAACATCGAGTCGCCGATCAGCAGCAGCTTCTGGCAGATCCCCTGACGCATAGCGTTAGCAACCTGTGCTTTCATCCGCACTGCAACCGACGTCGCCGCTTTATCCGCACGCCTGAACTCCCATTCATCCGCGTTCGCAGCACATCGCAGGCTGATACTCTGTCCGGCAGCAACTGTTGAAACAGGTTCTCCGGCGATCCTCACCCAGTTAACACCATCAAAGATGGCGTAATCGCCAGCTACATACGTTTCCCCTCCAGCGCTCCCGCCAGCTGATGCCTGGTAGAGGACATTCGGGCGGTTTGAGCCAGGAAGCCCTGAAGCCGGGGAAAACTCCCCCCCATACAGCAGGAGATCACTGGTGGAGTTCAGGACAGCAAATTGTGGCTGTAGGAATCCACCGCCTGCAGTTTGTAAGGTCAGGAATAACAGCGCGTCACCAGGAGAGAGCGTCATTCCTGCAAATGTCCCGGCCGAGGTGACCAGATACCAGGTATCGTTCTTTCGCGCTGCTCCAGAGCCAGGTGAGCGCTGAATACTCCAGCTGGTGCCGTCATAGACCAGCAGATCGCCGAGATAGACGTTCTGCCCGTTCCAGTTCCCCGGCGCAGTTTCCGAAACGCTGGAGTTGGTGTTATATGCCTCGTAGCTGTAATAGTCGCCTGCTGAAAACGTGCCGGAGGGTGTTGATATCGTCGGGCTGGTCAGTCGTCCCCTGCGGGTGATGGAGGCTACTGAACCGGGATTAAAAGGAACGCCCTGTGCTTTCCCGGCGATTTTCAGGCCAAACGCGCGACGATATTCCAGCGCCGTACCGGTGGTATTCACACCGTACAATGCCCGGCAGATATGGGATGACAAAGGAACCCATCCCGATCCGTCTTTGTCGTTGGTGCGGGCTGTAAGTTCTGCAATTCGTGATCGTATTGCATCCGGATAAACGCTCACGACGTCCTGAGCTACCGGCATCAGCGACCCGCGTAATGAATCGGTGAGGTTGTCGGCTGTGATGACGTTTTTACCAATCGCCAGCAGCGGAATCTCTACCTGGCCCGTAACGGTAACCCGCATCGCACAGCGCCGGGTAACGGGATCAACCCAGGCCATGACATAGCCACTATCCGGAGTCAGGTAAATGGGGACCAGCCCCTGCAGATTTGGTGACAGCATCTCCGGTTCAATGGCACCGTCTGCGATTTTCAGCAGCGGAATATCAACCTCACCACTCACCGAAACCCGCAACGCCATGCGGCGGGTAACAGGATCTATCCAGGCCATAATGTATCCGGTGGACGGATCAAGGGTCATGGGAATTAACCGTTGAATTTCCTCCTGCAACGCCGGGCGTTCAATCGACCCGTTCTGGTACTGCAGCAGGGGAATTTCAACCTGGCCGGTAACGGTTACGAGGATGCAGGAACGCTTCGACTCCGGATCGCGAAACGCCAGTACATAACCGGTTTCCGGGTTCATGACTTCAGGGATCAGGCCAGACGATTTCAGGCTGTTGATAACATTATCGGTATAGCCCTTTGCCGCCATCTGTTTGCCGGTGGTCGTGAGTACACCACTGATATTTTTATACTCATCAGCCAGAACGTCACTGAGCGGGCTCAGTACATAGATCACTGCACCATCAGGAATGTTTGCGATATCCGCCTGGGCTTTCGACAGGTCAGTATATTGTTTTCCCAGAGGGATCAGGTTTTCCCGCGTATTTTCAACTATTGCCGCGAATGTCTGCAGCATCAGGCGCCAGGTGTCCAGCGGTTGCCCGGCACGGTCGTTAACGGTGCCCGCGGGCCCGTTAACGAGTTCGTCCAGGCGAGTGGCGTTATCGAGCAGCACCGCGGGCGAAGTGCTCCCTAGTGGCGGATCAAAGGCCATGTTTTTTGCTCCAAAAAAGGCGTTCGCCCAAACGAGGGTTTGAGCGAAAGAAAAGTTTAAAGGGATTTTTTTGGTGTTAAGCAGCGTCGCCGGGGTATGTGGCGTCGTCGTACTGGTAGAACGATTCGAGGTATTCTTTTGCGGTGACCTGGCAGGTTCCGTCAGACTGCGGGGCGATCTCCTCTACAATGGCGTCGTAGATGTGGCGCGTTGAGCCGCAGAACACCAGGCGGATCGGCTCGATGGTTGCCGATGACAAGTCAACCTTCATCGGGTCATCAAACTCGCTCAGGTGCGGGACTGACAGCTGAAAATCACCCACCCTGCTCGCCACCATCAGCCCGGATGCAGAGCCATCCTGATAGCGGATCAGCGCGCGGGGGTTTTCGAAAGACCAGTCCAGCGGCTCCGTAACGGTGAACGTTGTCACGCCACCAGCCGTTGTCATCGCCTCCACCAGACAGGAAATCGTGTTGTTACCCGGAATATCATCCGTGAGCACGATGCGATCGCCCGTGTTGTAGCACAGCGCGTCCAGCTCGGTAGTGGTCTGGAACGTCACCCGCTGCTGCAGGTATTTCATCAGGCGACGCATGCCGATCTGGTAGGCGTGATCCCGACTCAGTACCCCATCGAGTTTGTAGTTCTCGATTTTCACCGGCGTCGGATTGTCCGACGTCCGGCATTTTACGGTCTCCTCTGCCCAGGTAGTCCCGTTGATGTACGTCACGTCGACGCCATCAAAATCATCGTCGGACGGTACGGTAAATCCGCTCTGCAGCTCCTCCACCATCTCATGCGGAGTGATCACGCCAGTCCAGGGCTTAATCCCCTCACGGTTGACCGTCGCCAGGCCATCACTCAGCAGAAAACGTGACTTCCCGGCATTGGCTATCTTCTGCAGCATTTCCAGCGCTGAGATACTGTCGCCGGTAGCAAAGTCGAAATACTCGCCGCGTGGTGTCCAGTATGCAGACTCCAGCGCGTTGATGGTGTCGACATCCATCTCCAGCCCCAGCGAGTTTCCGACATGCAGCAGAGCACCCGAGATAGTTCTGGCCGTTCCTGAGTCATAGGCGCGCGTGGCCACAACGTTTACGCGGCGGTCCGACTGAGCCGCCAATTTGCCCCCCGTCTCAACGGTCACCGCCATCAGCGACACGCCGGGATAGGATGAAGGGCGCGTCAGCAGTCGCCCGCGCAGCGCCTGCCAGTACATACTGTCTCGCGCGTTGTTTGAGCCCTGCTCATTGCGCCGACGGCAGCGAACCTCTACCAGCCCCGGAGAGCTGAGGGTGATCCGCTCAGTGAAACCTAACCCGTTGACGTTTTTAAGCGCATACTCGCCCTGGTGACTCACCCACCCCGATCCGGAACCGTAGACGCGATACTGTATCTCCCACTCCACGTGGCGGATCCGTTTTTTGCCCTTACTGTCAAAGCCACAGATGCCGTTCGGGAAGGAGAAATTCACCTCGAATGCATCCACCACTTCATTCTCAGGGCAAACCAGGAACGGCCCCAGCCAGCTCAGCGTGTCGTTAAGACCAGTGGCCTCATAGTCGATCATCGTCCTGGCGGTGAATCCCGGCCATGATTCATCAACGGCACCGGAAACCAGGCGCGCCACCGTCGCCGTCGTGCCGTCAGCTGACACAATCCGGTACTCATTCCCGCGGTGAGCAAGTGAAAGCCGTTGCACCCCCTCCGGCATCCCGGAGAATGCGGTGCCCGTGGCAGAGTTATAGGCGAGTGTCACATTCGCCGTTACCGCCGGGCTGCCGCCGGTTGATGCCGTGCCGGAGGTGTAAACCGGGGCGTCACCGAAAACAGCTGCAGGCAGTGAAGAGGACGTGATCGCCCCACCCGCGAACGGACTGGCCGACTCGGTTATCAGTACAGTTCCGCCGTTGTCCTGCGCAACCAGGCCGGAGCCAGTGAGTCCCTCGGTGATTGCCGCCAGCAGTCCCGACATCGAGACGTAGTTAGCCACCAGTGACACCGGGTAGGTACCCCCCTGCCAGGTGATCGTGAACGTGCTGGAGCTGGTCGAAAAATCGTAGGTGGTCGGGGCCGCACTGGCCTGGAGTTTTGCCGCACTCCCCCCGGTGCCGGGCACTGCAGCCTGACCGGGGGTATATGACGCGATAAACAGATCGTAATCGACTGAGTTAAACCCCAGCGTTACCGGCATACCTACTACCGGCGCGATCTCCGTCAGCAGCGGGCTTGCGATAACGCTGTATCCAGCCGCCGTAGTGATCTGGTAGTTCGCCGGGGCTTTCAGTTCGACCACTGCGCCAGCGACCCAGCTGGGCGGTAGCGCGTTTTCGTTCTCGTCGTCGTCATCGCCGTCATCCGTGTCCAGCCCGGTAAACGTTACGCTCGAACCGGATACGGTCATGCTGTCTGCGATAATGTCGTCTGCGTCCGGCGACGTCTGGGCCATGTCCAGCCCGGTGCCGGATGATGTCCCTCCGACCTCCGTACTGTTGACCCAGTTTTCACTGCGCTCATCGCCGGAAACGTCCGCGCCTGGCGGAAAATATGTGCCGCTGAAACCCGGCAGCGTTGAAGCTGGCGTAATGCCTACCCTGATATCGCCAGTGGTATAAATCAGTTCACCGACACCGAGACACAACAGCATCTGGACGCGCATTTTCGTAGGATCGGCGGCATCAAACCGGGTAACCGGCTGCACCACATAATCAGGGTAGATACGCACCCGGCCAAACACCTCACGAATGGCATCACCGAGTTTTGCGGTGTTGGCCCGCGCCGGGTTCAGGTCGAGACTCCGCCCTGTGGATGAGGTATAGCCGCCCGTATCAATGGTGCTCATCAAAACAAGCGAATAGGCTGCAGCGGCAACGGAGATACCGATACCGATCCACGCGATTGTGGCGGCCTCCAGCCCGAATGGAACCGGATAAAGCCTGACATCACTATCAGGGCGAATCACGCAGGTGGCCCACTCACCTGGAGGAATTAACAGCCCCTCAACCTCAACGGTAAGCGGTGGGACATCCCGATCATCCCGATCCTCGTAGCCTTCAACATTTGCCACCAGCCAGCTGCGAATACTGGTTACACCATGCTCATGCGTTTCGAGTGGTTCACCGGGAAGCCGGGACGGGTAAAAACGAATGGTCATTGCCAGAACTCCACTTTGACAAATCGCCGCTTAAACCGCGGCAACGGCAGAAAGGTGACGTTCGTACCCGGGTTGCATTCCGCCACATGCAGCAGGCCATCGATGTTGACGACGATCCCGACATGTGTGACGGTTGACCCGGAATAGCAGGCAACCCCGGCACCCTCGCAAGGTTCGCAATGTTCAAGAGTGAGCATCATCCGGCGCGCTTCCCGATCGAGGCCACCATCGTCTTTCGTGACCCCGGCAAAATCAGGCCAGAGAGGCAAGCCCAAATCGCTGCGTATCTCGTTCACAATGCCAAAGCAGTCAAGTTTTGGAAAAGAGCGACCGCCCTTCAGCCAGATGACCGAAAGGTACTTTTCAGGTTGAAACATGTAATTACCTCGTTGATGCGAAATCAATACCCTGTTGATGCTTCCAGGTTTTCCGATGTTACTGATTGGTGTACTCTTTTCAGAGCACAGCGATACCTCTAAAAGGAACAATAAATGTCAATCAGCTCAAACAGGACAGCGATAAGCAGGATTCAAAGAGAACTGGCTGATCTGCGAAAAAAAATAGCGGATGAAAGCAAAAAGGAAGCACAACTACTAAGCAGTATTAACCAGTTACAGAGAAGTATCACCAGTTCAACTTCCCCATCGACTGTTTCCTCCAAAATGTCTCAAATAGCCCGAAATACAAGCGACATATCCAAATGCAATGCAAAAAACGCCGAGTTATCAAAAAAAATTGCTGATAAAACTGCTGAACTTCATCGTTATGAGACACAATTGACTAAAGATGAAGAGTCCGAGCGCAAAAAGCTGGAAATTGCGCAAAAAAAACGTGAAAAAGAACAACAGGATTTACAAAAAAAAATTAAAGAAGAAATGGACTCACAAATACGGACCCTTCATAGTCGTATGCTCTCCAGTAAAACTGGTATCCACGATGCCATTAATGATGAAGATGAATCTCCGCAATATGATGTTTTTATTTCTCACGCCAGTGAAGATAAAGACTTGTTCGTAAGGCCATTTGCGGAGTACCTGAAATCTCAGGGCGTGAAGGTCTGGTACGACGAATTCTCTCTCGCATGGGGCGACAGTCTCAGAAAGAAAATCGACAAAGGACTTGCGAATTCACGTTTCGGAATAGTTGTTATATCTAAAAATTTCATTAAAAAACAATGGACAGAATATGAACTAAACGGATTAATCGCATCTGAAATTGAAGGGACAAAAAGGGTATTGCCAATCTGGCACGAAATATCTAAATCAGAAGTCATCAAATTTAGTCCATCTTTAGCTGATAAGGTAGCAATGAATACCGCAATACAGACATATGAGGAAATAGCGGATCAGTTAGTGACCCTCCTCCGATAAAACCCCAATTTTACAAAGTAATTCGAGCAGACGACACATATCGTATCCCTCACCGTAGGGTGAGGGTCTTAGCCCCTCAGAATAGGCAATATCTTTCACAAGTAAAGCCCATGCCGGAGTTTTATCTGGAATTAGTAGTTTTTTTATTACGGCAAGTTCATAGCGAACTTGTAATAGTTCAGATTCAAGTATTTTTATCCTTTCTTCAGTCATACCACCTCCGGTTAAGACTAATAACGCAGTCCGGGGAATACAGGGAGCATGTAGCGGTAACGCGGCCAGGCCATATCGAGGACATTCATATAGCCCGCGGTGATCTGCACCTCTGTCGCTGTCCAGGAGCCCGACTTGATTTTCAGCGTATACGGCACTGCCGCAGGCGCTGCTAAATCCGTAGAGATATAACTCCGGTACGTCAGCCATGCAGGCAATCTGTTAGCCAGGGCATAGCGGATCGCCGTGGACACAACACCATCGATATTGCACAGGGCAAATTTGAGGTCCTGCGTGCCGTCCGCATTGCGCGCCGGCAGCGCAATGTCTATCGCACAGGCGGAAAACGTTACGGTATCGCCGTTCTCCGTCGTTGCCATAATATCCTCGTAACCCTGGCACAGGTAATGGACATTAGAACCAATGGTGATCTGCAGCGTCTCAATGATCACCTCCGGCCCGCTGCTGGCGTAGAGGCGTTTAATCTGCGTCATGCTTTGGCCACTCCTTATTCAGCGCAATATCCAGCAGTGAGCTGCCGACGATCCATTCCGGGTAATTACCCCATGGGGCAGGAGCAAGGGGGCGTTCCCATAATTCAAGCGTCGCCGTGTACTTCCAGTAAATCGGGGCCACTAGCACCGGTCCCTGATAAATATCTGTGAAGCGGCATTTGTAAAACTTAATGCCTGACGGCGTCTGCAACTTCATCATGAACCATGCAGCCCCGTCAGATAACGCATCACGGAACCAGGACTCAAACGCCAGGCCCTGCGCATCGGTTTCCATAAACCAGGTGATGCTGGCCTGTGTCGGCGTGGACGTAAAAGCTCGCCTTTGCCTCGCGCGACCGGTGGTTAACTGGGTTCGTTTTAACGGGCTTACAGGCTGAAATCCGTATCCTTCCTGTAATGGCATAGGGAGGCTGTCATGTGGGTAGTAGATATCAGTCATGCAGTCTCCCGGTAAAGTATCTCGAATAAAATTTCACCATTAACCTCAGGAGGGTATACATTTCAGAATAAAGCACGATGGAATCGAAGAAATCTCTGATTTAAAAAAGCAGTATTATCAATATATTAATCTTATTGACTTTAATGTGAGCTTACATTGTTTCGGCACAGCCCTATATCAAAATAAAAAAGGGCGATGTGCCGACAGGCAATATACATCAATGTGACTGCTTGTTTAAAAGCAACTCCTGAAGAAGAAGCGCAATAGAAACAAAGATCAAAACCCCACAAAAAACAATTTTTGCAAAATCATAGTTAAACACGGTTGTAAGCGTATCATTATTATATAAGTGATTATGCCTATAGGAATAAGTTGTGTAGATATCATCGCATATTTCAAGAATTCCACCGACTATCAAAACAAGCCAAAGAAATGAAAACTTCACTCGGACCTCCTTACGTTTACGTCTCCTATTGAAGATAAGTCCGCCAATAAAAAGAGGAATCATAAAAGCTATAAAGTCTTTAAATGTAAATGTTAACAACGCTTCCATTAATAAGATCCTTGTGTTTTCTTGCACCTACTCAGATTGTTAGACTTACCTACCTAATCAAGTCTCAGCTAATGCAGTTTAGCTTACCTAGGACCGTGTCGTGTATAGTTTCCTTTTAGAGCGTTGCCAAAAGCTCCTTGTGGCATGGTAACCTCCTTTGTGAGTTCACCTTTTAACTGCCTGGAAAGCTGTCGATTATTCTGATTGAGTGTAGCGCTCAACTGCTCCGGAGTAATACCCTGGAGATGAAACTCCTGATTAATCGGCGCGTGTACAGTTGTTTGCCTACGGTTATCGCTGTTAACGTTCTGAACACCAGTACCAAACCCTGTACGCCCCAGAGTTGCATCAAGCGGTTGGCCATTTCGAAGTGCCTCAAGCTGAGACACGCCGATCCGGTTCGTTGATGCCTGGTCGAAGACGTACTCTCCTTTGTGAACAATACCCGCGGGCTGATACTTACCACCGGGGCCGGTGTAACCGCCGGAGGCGAAGCCTACATCTGAAACAGCCTGGATATTTGAGACGATACTGGCAGTCTGCGCAGCGATTGAGGCCATAGCGATGATGTTGGCCGGATAAGGCGCGCTAACTGCACCGCTTGCTATAGCCTGCTGGATTTTCACCATTGAGTCCGCGATAGCGAATGCCTTGCTCGCAGCAAAAGCGACCTTGTAGATTGCCGATTGCTCACCAAACCCCGTTCGCATGATTTCAGCGGTGCTATCAAACAAGGACTGCGTGGCCGCAGATATGATGGTGTTTTTCTGAGCCTCTATGACCTGATTTGCATCCGCTGCACGCTGACGAATAGAGGTCATTCTGGCCTCACCCTCGGCAGTTATTTCACCGGCCTTCGCATAAGCTTCCTCCTGAGCTGCCAGCCAGCGCTGGAGCTCTTGCTGAGCCTGTCCATATTCGTTGATTTGCCCCTGCATCCCCTCAAAAGTTCCTGAGAGTCGCCCTCCTGTGGGTGTCAGGTTTCCTACAACATTACGAACCGTCGAGGGCAGTTGCATATCGGTGTTTTGATAAATATCTGCCCGCGTTTTTTCATATTCACCGGGTTTTAGTTGCCCGGTTGCTTTGGCCTTCTCCAGCAGTTCAAGACGGGTTTTAAGCAGATCGTTGGTCCGCTCATCCTTCGTCTTTACCTGTTCCTGCATCTTCCGATAATCGTCCAAGGTTTTTACGGAATTTTGCAGTGCCTCCTGCTGCTTATACGCCTGGAGGATTTCATCTGAACGGGAAAGGATTGACTTCTGGTCAGCGGTGAGCTGCGTTTTAGATTTGAGGTCAGCAATCTGCTGCTCGAACTTGATCCGAGCCTGTGTCGCGCTATTAAGCTTGTCACTGGCATCCAGCTGGGACTGCATGGCAGCAGTCTGCTGGTTTATCTGATCAAGCAGCCGGGTTGCTGCGTCCTCTGTATAGGCTTTTTCTTTGTGGGTCTTAGGCTGCCCAGCTTTTTTGGCCTGCTCAAGTTCCTTTTCTCTTACAGCAATTAGCGCATTGGCCTGTTCGATTGCTTCTTTATTTCCTGAGAAAGCAATTTTTCTGGACTGTGCTCTTGCCTCCTTTAACCGAGCTTCTGCACCGGCAACCCTGTCTGCCGCCAGATACTCCTTATTAATCCAGTCAACGGAATATTTTACCGCCTTATTACCTTCAATGGTAAGTGTGTTCATCGTGGTTTGCAGATCTAATGCCTGGCCGATAAACCTCATCGTAGGGTCAATTGCGCCACCAAGCGCTACGTTTTGCCTACCCTTATCCGCTGCTGTGTAATAATTTTTGACCTCAATAGCTGCAGCTGTCCACGAATCACCTATTTTCAGGATCTCCCGTCGATGCTTATCAATATCAGCATTCAAGGCGGTGAAATTAGCAGAATCCTTGTATTGGGCTACCTTTGTCCTTGCCTCGTCATAACTAAAACCAACGTCGATAAGCTTATTTATTGCTTCGCTCGCACCGTCATTAGTCGTTATAAACATACTACCGACTTCATCGATCGTCTGACCCGTCTTATCAGATATAGCAACCATATTGAGTGCAAGTCGCTCAGCAGCATCTCCATTAGCGCCAAGGGACGTTGTGGCTATTTTTGTCGCAGCATCAATTTCCTGTCGGTTCTGATAGACAGCATAAGTTAGCAACCCAACTGAAGCAGCTGCTACGCTATAGGGATTAACCAGACCCATGACATATGTGCCAACGCCCTTGATAGCTGGCCCAATGCCGCCGAACATATCTTTGAGCTGACCGCCCTGCTGCATGAGAACCATAAACGGTGACTGCCCGGTAGAAAGACCGACAACAATATCTGTCATCTGAGCAGGGATCATGCGCATAGCGTTGGCAGTCTGAGCTGCAGATTGGCTTGTTTTACCCAATTGCGCCTGGGTTTTTTCCAAGGCATCGCGGGATTCTGCAAGTTTGCTGTTGAGGCGATCGTAAGCTAGGGGCGACAGCATTCCGGATGTTTTAGCTGTATCCAGCTGGCGCTGCTGCTCGTTCAGGCGGCGGTATGCTTCACCTACGGGATCTATTTGGGCTTCAAGACGACGCAGTGCATTTACCTGTTCATCATGTGCTTTTGCAGCGTCGCGCTCGGCTTGGGCTTCGCCGGTGACTTCCCGACGAGTCTCCTGAAGTTTTTTGCTGTAGGCATCATATTGGGAAGTATTAATTGCCCCCGATTTAAAGGCGGTATCGAGTTCACTTTGCTGTTGTTCGAGATTGCGAAGCGCAGCTGCCAGAGGGTCGATTTTATCGAGCATTCTCTGGAATGCATCAGCCTGCGCCTCCTGCTGCACAGCAGCCAGTTTGCTGGCCTTTTCTGCTTCTCGTTGAGCTTGTGCAACACCACTTAGTTCCTCAGTGGTGTCATTCAGCATCTTAGACAGCGAACGAAACTCTTCCTCGTCAATTAGCCCCTTATCGAAGTATTTTTTCAGCTCACTATAGCGGCGACCGACGGTATCAATTGCTGCACCAACCGGATCAATAGCTGCTCGCAATTTATTGAGAGCATCTTTTTCCTCGTCAGTCGCTTTTGTCACTTTGAATATGCTGGTTACAGCCTTATCACCAGACTGAGTCATCTTATCAAGCGCAACGGTAAGGCTGTCAGCCTGCTTCTCTGCCCCGGAGCTATCAAGAACGATCGCAAGGCGGGATGTTTGTTCAGTCATTTACCTTTCTCCGGGCAATAAAAAACCCCGCCGAAGCGAGGTTAGAGCTTTTGAAACTGTTACGCTTTTAATTCATTGACGGTGAAAAATTATTGCGCCGATAATCGCCGCAAAGACCGCCAGCACAACCCCTGCGATCAACTTTACATTGACGTCAGCCAACCTATCACTGGCCTCAGCATCGTCAGCGCTAACTATTGTCTTCGAAGGGGTGACGTCGCTCCCGCAATGTTTGCACTTCACCGCTTCAGCGCTTATTAATTCTGCGCAGTATGGACATTTGACTGAGTTTGCGGATGGTTTGAACTTCTCACCGACCAAAACGATGATGATTCCTGCAATCGCTACGAATCCGCCAAATATCATGTAATTTTGTCGTGAAGACATTAAACCAAGGTTGTTAACTCTGTAGCCATCATCTGTTGATACTGTTACATCCATAAATAGCGCAAAAACAGCGAAGATCACACCTATTAAGATGGCTAGATAACCAAGAATCCTCACACTCCCACCTCATGAAAAAACAGCCCAAATTATGGGCCGGAGTTATTAATTTGTATTAAAATTCCTAGTCAATTTAAAGGTTATTGACTGATTATTTGCATCCATGATATCCAGCACAGCCCCTTTATAACGTATCGTTTTGGACTCAGAAAGGTCGTACTCTACCTCATTAGAAAAAGCGGCCCGAGCCATACCTCCTTGAAATTCTCTATAACCAATATTAATTTTGTTGCCGACCTTCCCATTGTAGATAAGAGTTTGCTGGAAGGAAGATTGTTGCTCGGTCTGGAATTTTTACTTTCGTAAATGGCTTGCCTGTATCACACTTGGTTCCACCATAAATCGTGACAATACAAATTTCGCCGTTCTTCATGAGCTGTATGCTTTGTGTGGGATCATTAACCATGAAGCGGTTAGGAACAACTGCACCTGATGTTCTTTCTACATTAGAGTAAAACTCTGATTTTGAATCCTCTCCAATTTTTACGTAGTCTCCTGCCGGGATCGTATAGACACCGATTGAGCCTATAACCACAGCCTGATTGAAATGAATGGCATCAATGCTAGCATCAATTCCCTGCCTAACCATATCCTCGCCAACGTAGGTTGTTGTTACTGTATTTAGCGGCGGAATACTGATTTGCTTTGTTTGAGGCACATAGTTACGAGCCGGCGTTGTACACCCAGTTAAAAGCACTGCCCCCAGTGCCACTATCAATAATTTCTTCATTTTATGTTTCCTGTGATTACAATCAGAAACATCCTAACATATAGAGACAGCTAAACAATGATAAGGCTATTTCACTATCGCCCGCCTTTTTTGCTCTTCCGCCCACTCAGCCCTCCAGACATCATCAAGGGCCAGTATTGCTGCATCAAACTCAATGCGGTCGATCAGGATGGTGCGCGATGCCAGGTAAAGCTCAATATCGTTCAGGGATAGAGGGAGCGGCACTCCGGCCATGCCGGCATACTTTCTGCCGCGCGATATCATGGCGTAAGCGTTGAGGATCTCTCCAGTGACTGCATCGATTTCAGGCTCTGGAATGGGCGGGAGATTTAGCCTCTCCCTGCGCCACTTTGCTTTCTCGCCCTGTTCGCCGGCGAATTCCTTTAGCCACTTTTGGGCCTCTATAACTTTTTTACGGTTTCCTGAGTCTGCTGCTCCTTACCCTGAGCAATGTTTGCCGCCTCAGCCAGTATCAGCCAGTATAGCGCCGGGTACTGTTTCAGCATGGCGGCCCCAAGTTCTGGGGTGTAGTCGAGAGCAACCTCTATGCCGTCGACTAACTGACCTACTCCCTCCCAGCCTTTCAGCAGGAACCGAGCGGCGTTATCGATCAGCAGGTCATCAACAGAGTCGATATCGTCCACGCTGGCGAGATTAAAATCCGTTGTCCCCACCTTATAACCTGCGTCCATCTTATCGATGTGGCGACGCACCAGCGCGTTACGAGAGCGATATTGCGGATTCTCGCTGCTGGCCACCAGCAGGCGAAGTTTGAACAGCGATTCTTCTTCCGGCGAGAATTCCTTTTTGCTGCCTTCTGGCTTTTTGTAGGGATAAAACCAGCGCTCGCCATTTAAATCAATTTTCGGGGTAACAATCAGCATAAAAACTCCATAAAAAACCCTCCAAAGAGGGCCAATGTTAATCACCACCGCCAGAAGTGGCAGGAACGCGGGTAATAGTTGGCGGCGTATTGGCCGCGGTGATATCCAGCTGAACCTGAACAATGTCAGTGCTCCCCGCATCCGGCCAGTCGCCGGAGATCTGCACTTCCGGGAAATCGAAGGTATAGGCGCCTTCAGCATTCTCCAGCGTGAAGCTAAACGGCACCGTTTCGCCGGTGAACGTTTTTTTGTAAACCTCCCAGGCAGCCTTTGACCATGACAGCGTGATTTGACCTGACGGGGTAAAGGTTGTCGGAATGTTTGCGCCGGCGAACGCCGAACCGGTACCGATGCAGCGCTGAGTCTGCATATTGTTGTTGAACTGAATGTTAAAGGTGTCGACGCAGAAGCCTGTCCCGCCATCAACACCATTTAGCCGGATGTTCGTGACCTCTTTGAAGGAGTAACGCAGCGCCCCCGCTAAATCCACCGGAGTGGTGAAATAGCTGGTATCGTCCCCTTTCGTCTCCCAGTCCAGCCCTGCAAACGTAATGGTTGCAGTGATATCACCATCGGCCGGGATTTCCATCAGGAAGGTACCAACCTGGCAACCGCGGGCAATCTGGGCGATCCCCACATCACTGGCAAAGGTCGCCACGGAGAACGTAATACGACCATTACCCATCGTCAGCACGTTATTTACCCATTCGGAACCGAAGCAGCTGGCAAGAAAATCATCATGCTGGTTCCAGCGAAACCGCGTGCCGACATCGCCGCCGACATCCACTGTGCCGCGTGAAACACCTTGCGCCATGCGGTCACCAGCGATTTCGTCATTGTCGTTGGTGTTCTGCGTTGGTTTCAGACCAAATGAAGAACGACGCAGCAGGTTCCACGCCCCTGCTGTAGGCGTGATTCCTGGCGTTGTCTCGCGAATAAACGCGGCTACTACTTTTGCACCTGAGCTCACAGGAGCCTCCTGTTTTTTGTGCGCTACAGAGCGCGATAAGGAATTTGAAGATTGAGCTGTAACCAGCCATCGGTCTCACCCGCCGGCACAGCAGAAACAGCGAAATAACTCAGCTTTCCGTCGTCCTTAAACTCGAATAGCTCCGTTAGCTGATCGGCCGTTCGGGTGATAAGCAACGTCCCGGAACCGACCGGAACAAACAGCTGAATGATGAGTAAGCCCGTCCTGTGGACTACCGGCCCATCCCCGATCTCGGTTGCGCCTGCCTGCCCTGCAATGTTGGTGAGGCGGGCCCAGATATCGCGGTTGCTGGGGTCAAATACCGGACCATTGGGATAATCCACCGCATCAGAGGCAATAGCGGTCTGTGCCGCCATTCGGGAAATGACAGCATTTCTGATTTCTGTAAGGGTCATTTGTAGGCCTGAATCACACCATTAAACGAGACGGCATAGACGCCTGTCGGCGCCTGTGTTGAGTGGCCATTCTCCAGAGGCACGGAGTAAGGCAGGTTCGACTGGATGTAAATCACCGAGTAGGCTGGCGCCTGGTCAATAATATTTTTGCCATTAAGAAACGTCATTGTCCCGCGCGGATCCGGTTCGGTCGGGACGGAATGATTAGGCTCGCCGATGCTGACAAAATGCGATGCCCTGAAGGTTCCTGCGCGATACTCAGCCGGCCGCATGATATCCATGCTGTCATTAACACGGACTTTCTTCCTGAGCCTTCCGGTTTTGGTCAGGTTAGCAGGATCGGCATAAAGAGATTCGTTCCATTCCCCAACAGCTTTGTTGTATTGAACCGCGGTCGCGTTGATGGCCCACAGCTCCGGGTTTCCTACCGGCGACCGTTGAACAATTTCATTCAGCAGTTGAATGGCGATTGTCCGCTGGCGTAGTTTGACATCTTCGGCCACCAGCCCGGCGAATGCCGCCGGGTCAATGTTCCAGCCCTTAGCCATATCACGCCCTCCGCAGTTGAATGGAGTACGCAGCTCCAGCAGAGTCGGCAGAAGCGGTGATGATCTCGTAACGCTGAAGCTCACCCGTAATCGGATCCGGTGCGATGATGATATGTCCGACGGCCGGCTTATCAGTCACCTCGTTAACCAGGGCGGTTAGCTTCACATCACCATGCAGAATATTAACGCCATCGATACGGCGGAGTTTATAGCGCGCCAGCACTCCGCGCCCTGAGTAAGTCACCTGTGTTTCAGTGCCGGTTTCCGTAACCGGATCCCAGGCACCACGAACGGTGTAACTGCCGGTGAACGCCTTAACCGCATCCTGCAGATCAGTATCGAATGCTGTGGCGACTTCTGTCTGCAACTCATCACGTATACCCATCGCATTCACCACCGCTATGACGGAATTTAACGATCACAGAACCGCGAAGCCTACGGGTATAGATTTCACCATTTCGTTTCGCCCGGAGTGGATGAGGTGCAAACTCAACAACGCCCTTTGCCGGGTTTGCGTAAACGACATAATTGATCGGGTTTCCATTCACAAACACATCGCGAGGGCCGAGCCCGTCACCGGCATAATGCACATCAGTGTTTTGCATATCACCCCCTTACCAGCCGTACCTGAGACTGACTAACGCCATAGGGCTTTAGCATTGCAAGCGCCAGCTGCAGATCAGAATCAAGCAATGCCGAGCTGTTGGTAGCGAGTTCCGCGAAGGTCTTTGAAACGCTGACATCATCGGCATCTACCGTCTTACTCAGCAACACACCAGAATCGGTTTTCTGCTGATAAAGGCCACCATTCGAGGCCGCTAGCGCTGCATAGGCGCCAGCCTGCTTCACATCGTCAGGAATGATGATTTCGTGAGTTGCCTTATCGCACGGCATTTTCAGGTTAAGTCCATTCATCCAGGTATTAGCCATCAGCACAGATTTGGCTTTTTTGCTGTCATCTGTCCAGGTGGCACCGAGAATCGAATTGACGTCTTCAACGGTGATGAAAGTGATCATGCATCACTCCATTTCTTTCCAGCCGTGCGCCTTCCAGTTCTCCACTTCATCAGGGTGAACGTTGGCGGTATTGGGCGCACCCGGGAATGCCGGGAAATCGGTAACCATCGCCACCAGCTGCGATGTGGTCGATACGGGTTCGTTGTTATCCGCCTGCGTAGACGCAGTTTGCTCAGCAGCTCGTTGGGCGCGCTGCTCTTTTGTTAATCCGGCCATTAGCCCTCCACTAAAAAAAGGGGCCGAAGCCCCTGTTTATCAGCCCAGCAACAACGCTGAGTGCGCCGACTTAACTGCCGCTACGCCCCAGGACAAACCGACTTCGTAACGCACCTGGCGATACTGGCGGTACAGTGCTACCTGGTAAGTGATGCCAGATACGGGGTCAGTAACGTTCATCACATCATCCGCAGTATCGCCGCCCTGCGGCATTGCCGGGGTTCGGGATGCAAGCAGGAATGCATTGCGATCAAACGCCATGTTTGCGGTGTAGGCGCCACCAGCGGTAATAGCGGTGTTGTCGGCCAGTGCCTGACGTAAGCCAGGAGCAGCCAGGGTGATTGCTGTGGCCGTCGCAGCAGCAACAAGGTATTTATTGCTGTCCCCGTCAAACGTCACGATGTCGCCCGCTGCAAAAGCACCTGTGCCGGTATCAATGGCAATCAGAATATCGCCTTCAGCTTTTGCTCCATTCACCAGGTATCCGGCAGCCGGAGATGCAGCGCGTTTCTTAACATGCGCGGATTCGTGGATGTTGAATCCTTCCAGTCGCCCCACGATACCTTCGCGCAGAAGCGCATCAGTACCAGACTCGTTTACTTTGAACAGAACAGACTGTTTACCGCGGAGGTTTGCGATAGCCGAAGAACCGAGAACCATCTGCAGATCAGTTGTCGGCGAACCGTTGTCAGAGAGAACCTGGCGCGCATTTGCCGCATCCGACAAATCACCTGCAATACCGAAAGGAGCGGTGCCGGCCGTACCAACAGCACGAGAGGATGCGAAATACAGAGCCGCGAGATCTGCATCCATCTCATTAGCCAGCGCGCGAAAAGCCTGCTTAAACTGATCAGCAAGAATGGTGTTGTATGTCCCTGCGGGCCCCAGCGCCAGTTGTTCCTCACCGTTCCATTTGACCGGGGCCATTTTGGATTTGGTGATTTTGACATCAACGGTGCCGATCGTCTGGTCGCCGTCATTTGGCGCAGTAGCCCCCGGGGTAATATCAACAGTGGTTGCCGGTGGCGCAACCGGCGCAGTAACAGTCTGGTCCTTCGCCGCCGCATCAGCTTTAGCATTACGCGATACAGCCGGGATAAAACCGACCTGTTCGCGAGATACGGTATCCAGAGCCGTGAAGATAGTCGGGATCAACCCGGTAAGCGTATTAGCCATGTGTATGGATTCCTTGGAGATTAAAATATAGGGTTGGTTGAGCTATCCAGCTCCGGCACCAGCAGCCATCCGGCGGCTGGCAAAGAATTAATCGACGATGGTGATACCGTCTTTGAGAGTTGATTGCTGATCTGTCGGGCTCAAACTGGTAAACGCATCGCGTTTCATCGTTTTCTGCCCGAGTGAATGCTGAGACTGCCGTGAGCCGCCTCCCTGGTTGCCGCTGGCCTTCAGAATGTGGTCTTTCTGTGGGTACTGCTCCACCAGGAACTCCAGCGCCTCATCAAAGGCCGCCAGTTCGCCCGGCTTCGAGCGGGAATAAATTTTGTTGCCAGAGCCATCATAGGCAACGACTTTGCCGTCCTCGACTTTGAAGGACTGACCGAACCGCGCCTGAAGCATATCTGCCGGAATTGCTACTTTATCTGCGATGAATTTCGAGCCAGAGAACCGGCCGCCGATCATTTCCTGATAAAGCTGGCCTTCAAGGGTCGTCGCACGCTGAGTAGCTTCATCAAGCTGGGCCTGGAATGATTTGGTGATATCCGCTTTAACCTGATCAACGGCGCCTGCGTCGATCAGTTTTTTCTGGTCGATTTTAGTCATCATCTCCAGCGCTTCGAGCGCCTTTGCCGGATCGCCGATTTTGGCAAACTTAGCCAGACCGGCTTCAGCGGCTTCTTTGGCTTCACGATGAGATTTTGCCTCGCCATTCAGAGATGAGATTTTCCCAACGGCCTGCACAGCATCAAAACCAACTTCCTGGCCGTCATCGTGGACGTAGACGGGTAAACCGCTGGCATCGATTTCTGCATAGCTTTTGCCGTTAACTTCGACTGTTTTCAGTTTCATGTGGTTACCTTTTCGGTGGTCATCCGACCGTTGCACCGCTCACCATCCGGATCACGGCAATAAAAAAGGCCGCCCGGAGGCAGCCTGATTGAAGACTTAAAAAGCTTTAAAGTCTGGCGTTGCTGAACGCTTGAGCATCCAGGTTACGAAGTTGCTCCAGAGTCAGCCATTCGCCCTTGTCGTTGTAGAAATCATCGGGCGACATGCCGCCGTCACGAATCAGCCGGGCCCGGGTTACGCCAACGATCTGGGACTGTCGCGTGAACGACTGGCGCGAGAACCAGCCCTGATAATCGGTATCCGAAGGCACCTGCCCGTCCATGCTGGCACGTGAGCTATCTGATATTTGCCCAACAGCAATACCCAGCTCATCAGCCGATTTCAGGATGTAGGTTTCGACGCTGCGACAGCAGAAATGGATTTTCCCGGGTCCCTGCAGATACGGCACCTTATGGCCGATCGGCTTGTTATCCAGTGTGTACTTGAGGCGGTCGCGAATCCGACAGTCTTTTGATGTACGGTTATCCAAAGTGGATAACCACTGCTTACCCTTCAAAATGTCATCGTTCGCATCTGCAAAGCTTTTCCTGGCCGTAGAAGCAAGATGCCCCACAGCCGTTTTTGCAATACTGCCGGCATTGGTTCGGCTCATCTGCAGCGCGCCATCCTGATAGCCACGGTTAGCATGACCCCGGACCTTTCTGGCGATTTGCTCATGCGTATCGCCCAGGAGAAAACCCTGCCGCACTGTATTGGAAATTCTTGCCATCCTGTCAGCTTCAAGGTTATCTGCCCACTCCGAAAGCAGGCGCCCCTGAAACGGCTGTGCCATCGTAGCTGCGTAAACGGCATCCGGTGAAATGCCCACCAGTGGATGAAGCAATAGAACATCATCAGGAATCGCAAACTGGAACAGGCTCAGCTGAAAGCCTGCTTCGTGCTGAGCGAGTTGCTGCAGCTCATCAGATAGTCCCGCGTACATTGACTGCACAGCCTCGCGATTGAGAGCTCTGACACTAACGAGCAGCGCTTCCAGTCGCGACACGGTAAAGCTGTCAGCATCCAGGCTATCCATCGCTACCAGCAATCTGGCTGTCAGTTCCGCATCGCTGTCATTCAGGATTTTTATCATCCTGTTTGCAACACTGGTGCTGTACCGCGCTATCCATATCGCATGCGCTATCGATTCATCCTGAAGCTTGTCATTCGCCGTTGCCATTTGCACCACCCGGGTTATTCAGTCCGCCGGCCAGCGTGACCTGCTGATTTCGCAGCTCGTCGATTACCTCTTCGGGCTTCGCATCCGGATCGATAAATTTTAGGGCCTGCAAAACGCGAACAGCATCGACCTGACGTATATCACCACCCTGGCGGAGCGACTGAACAGCTGTTGCAGCTGCGGCATCAAACGTCTGGGCTGAAACATCCAGTTCGGTGCGTACATCGACATTGCCGCCTTCTTTCTCGCCCAGCCATTCCGCCATAATCTGCAGGATATTATCGAGCGCATCCTCAAGCGAGCTTGCCATGGTGTAGAGAGGTGAATTCTCCTGCATCCGCTCTTCGTGAGTCTGGTCTAAGGATTTAGTCGATGTGTTTTCCGCGCGCAGCAGTTTTGCGCCGGCCTGACGCATCTGGTTTTCCAGATCCTCAAGGGAAATCTTACCGGCTTCAATCGCAGCCCCGGTATGCTCGACATATTCCAGTCCCTGCCGCTGGCGGTCATCGAAACGAGTCGCAGAGGAAGAACCTATCGTCAACGTTTCGCCATCAGCCAGACCGTAAGCCACCAGCAACGGCACGCGAGCGACATGAAGGATGTTGTCCTGTTCACTCTGACTCTGCCAGTGCTTGATATTCAGTAAGGCGAGATTAAGCAGTGGCGGTGAACCGCGCATAAAGCCTGTGCGTTTTGTGTAAAGCGTCACCAGGGGAATATCATCGCGACTGGTTTCCCACTCGTCGTGCATCTGCCACTGGCTTTCGCCGTTATCACCTTTATTTCGGCGATAAATTTCAACCTTGCCCGGCATGATATGGCGTATTTGCTCAACTTTCGTTTGCCCGTAATCATCGCCATCAATAATGATGACCTCTCTGATACGCAGATCGGTCAACACCACTTTCCCTTTAACCACTTTCGATTTCCAGCCGATGACCTGGCGAGGATTAAGCATCGTGGCATATGGGCGGGATCCCTCGGCTTTTTCGTCGGCTTTAGTTTTTACTGCCTTCGGGTCAATTTTCGGGAAATCCACCAGCGCATGTACCAGACCATACTGGAATCCGATGCTGAAAAATTGCTGTGCCCAGACATCGAGCCGGTTTCCTTCCATATCAATATCTGGCGACAGCTCCCGTATTTGTTCAGGAGAATCCTCACTCAATACCGTCGGCTCAGCAAACACTCGCCCGATGTTTTGTTTAATGGCCTCTTCATAGGCAGGGAGTAACGTTGCCGAAGCCAAACGCTCCTTATAACTTTCAGGATCTTCGTTCGGCCATTTCGGGAGATACTTCTTGCCCTGCCGGCGCATTTCCAGCGTGCCGCCCATCAGCGCATCATTAATATCCCATGCCTCAACCATGTCGTTATAGTCGAGGTTGGGCGTTGAAATATCAGGCATGGTTTTACATCCGCAGTTGGGTGACTTTTCCAGTCGGTTTGATGATCGGGAATTGCTTCACAATGAAATACCCACCGGCATCGTTGGGGTGATCGTTATCCGCCGTTTTATCCGGCTCACCGTTTTCGCCCCAAACTTGTTGCTCAAGCGATTCGGTGTACACCGGGCACCGCTTTACATTCACTTTGTAGCGACGTTCACCGTTACCATTGCAGAACATGGCATTCATCGCGTTGATGCGGTCTTTCACTGGCGGGTTTGATGCATTAACAACCACATTGAAGCCAGCCTGCTTAAGCTGAGCGATATCCGTGGCGCTGGCATTGCTGGATTTGCGGGAATCGCCGGAAGCGTCCGGGTAAATATAGATTTCCCGCACCTTGCGATAATCGTTGCCGTCGTAAAGCCAGAACCGTTCTTTGATGATGCGGATCATGTCAGGGGTGTCGTAAGCCTTCACAATTTCATTCACCGCAAACGGAAGCCCCAGACGTAACACATGAACAACTCCGGCCATCTTCCCGACGTTGAAATCCATACCGATATGCAGCGACTCACCGGGTTGCTCTTCTTCCCTGCAGTTATTCAGCTTACGGTCAAACTGATGGTAAATCGTCCCGCTGGTCAGGTTGGTGAACTGGCCACGGAGATAAGCCTTGATCAGCTCCGGCGGGTATGACTCCATCAGCGACGGGATATAGTCCGGCGGCAGATTCTTTTCATTGTCGAATGTCGAGGCCTGCACCAGGCCGTACAGCGTTGAGAGTGAAGGCTTATCGCGTACAGCCTTTGCGAACTGCTGATAAACGAATTTAAACCCTTCCGGCGTCGTGGTGACGTCGATCCCGTTACGAAGACCGGCCACGTTGTAACGCATACGAGCAATGATTTTTCGCCAGGCTAACTGCGCCTTTTTGGCGGGCATTACGTCCAGCTCATCAATCAGCGCATTACCGATTTTAAAACCAACGATGGTTTGCGGTTTCTCCATCGAGCGGCAAATCGTCGTTCCTCGGTACTGGCGCCCGGCGTAGAAGTGAACCTCTTTGTTTCCCTCGTTGATTTTGACATTCAGCCCCCAGTCGTGGGCCACCTCCTCAACAGTGGGATAAAAGATGTCACGGATCTGCGGATACGTTGGCGCAAAGTAACCCTGGTTGATTTTGGGGTGTTCCCACATCCCTTTGCAGATACCACCGCAGCCGACCCACGTCTTGCCAGAACCGAAGCCGGCGACGTAGGCCTTAAACTTGTACTGCATCGCAAGGAATTTGGCCTGAGGGATGTTAAGCGTCGGTGCTATCGCCATCCTCTTCCCTCACTCGTGCATCGACTACGTTGATATTGATTGCAACTGGCGTTGGTTCGTCATCCTCCGGATCAGTGGCCAGCTCTTTGCGTAATTTTTCAACCTCCAGCTGCCGGCGCTCAATTTCAATCAGCTGCAGACGCTGGGCGAACTCGCTATCAGCCAGGCCGAGACGTTTCATCACCGCCTCGTACATTCGCTCACGGCTAATAGCGGTAATCTCCACGCCATTCTTCCCAAGCTTCACACCGGAATAGGCAAGCGCAGCATCAGGCGCCAGCTTACGCGTATCAGCGAAGTATGGCTGGCCGATGCCATCACCATTACAGCGAGGGCATTCCGGGTTAGGTGCGCTGGTGTGGTCGTAACCGTAACCACCAACATCTACGGGCTCGCGACGTTTACGCTCAAGCGCTTCGAGTCGATTCTCTTCGTACTCCACGGCATCACGCCATTGATACTGATGACCAAAACCCCAGCAGTAACGGCAGCTCCCGCGACGATACTGCGATAGCTGGTTGGCGTCGAAGGTGGCCAGGCGCCACATCTGCTCAAGCACTTCATCAGCGCTGCCGAGTGTGCGCACAATGGATGCTTTCTGCTGCTGCGCAATGGCCTGAGCAACTGAAGTTTTCTGAAGCAGCTGATAGCCAATTTGTTCAGCAGTCTTCTTGCTGTACCCGGCACGGATAGCGGCCTGCGTGGCGTTGTTGTCCTTCAGGTATTCTGCGACAAATAAACGTTGCTGATCGGTGAGGTCATCATCCTCCACCAGCTTTTCTGCGCACTTTTCCTTTTGCGCAGTGCGCAGTTTCTTTTGCGCAGGTTTTTGCGCAGTTTGCGCAGTGGGTTTCTTGATGTATCGGCGGGCAGTAGCGTAATTCAGTCCCTGCGCTTCACACCAATCCTTCGGTGATACGCCGGTTGCGGCATGATCGGACAGGAACCGTTGCTGAAGCTCGCCCCAGTCCGGTTTTGCCATGGATTATTCCTATTTAACGTAAGGGAGAAAAAGGAATTACTGATTCTCCATAAAATATTCACTTTTATGTTTTGGAATTAAGGCTCTTTAGTTCAGGAGTTATTATGAAAAGAATTATGCTTGCTGTTTTTGTTATCTGTGGTGCGCTGTCTCTTTCAGGATGTATTTTGCCTCCGGGAGGTCCTGGCGGTGGGCATGGTGGTGGTCCTGGCGGCGGGTTCTCACATGGTCCGGGTTTGCGATAATAACAGCAGGCCCTTTTCAGGGCCTATTCGTATCTGGTGGTATCAGTTGATACCTCCTTTCCTGAACGAGAAACGACACTTCCATATGCACCGACTGTAATGCCTTAGCTGGCCTGCTCAGCGCTGGTATCAAACAGCGCCAGCGCTTCGGTCGCTTCCTGGATGGCCTTGCGGGTCTTCGAGACAATCTCACTTTCAGTGAAGACACGATCAAAGGAGTCTGAGAATAGCTCAGACTTCAGATAACTGTCGCCTACCCAGTCAATAGCCAGCTTGGCCGCTGCGGTGTCGTAGTTAACTTTCTTGATGATATCCAGGCGAATTTGCTCGGATGCGGTGATCTCTGCCATATGTTACCTCTGTGCGATGAAAGAAACATGTAATGTTCATCTTGGATATGCTATCTATCCACAATGTCAAATTACCGAACCAGGAACGCTTTATGGAAAAACTAAGTTGGGAAGAAGCAAGGGACATTACTGAGTCTTATTTTTTACCCTTTAAGTGTGTTGTTGATGAAGCCCGGAGTGATTACAAAAATGTCGTTCCGTTCGTGGTTTACTACGACTTTGATAATAGCGAAGAGCGATACGGCCCTTTCGCGCTTACAAAATTTAAAGATCCTGAACGTCTTGAATTCATGCTAAGTACACACAAAGCCCAGTTCGAACTAACAATGAAGAAGAGATAAATCAGAATCAGGCGACCTCATAAAAGCGCATTGTGATCCCACTCGGCAGAATGGCTCCTGTAATGCTTTGCCACTTCCCGGAGTGGCCACGCTCATGCCCTTGAGGTGCTGTCGCATCATCGCCGCTTATAACCGGTGCACGTTTGGCTTTCGCGCTTCTTTACCGGAGCTTATTGTTATCTATGAACCCTTACCCATCACTACATAGGCTCGCCATTGCGCGACTCGGAGCAGCACCATGAGACTGCTGCATTGCCCGTCAACTGCGGCATATCCACTTTATTGCCTCATGGTTTTATCCTCATGTGTGGTGAATGTTTATTTCTTCCGTGCAAGGATTAGCAATCAGCTTCAGGGGCGAGCAACTGCGCGACAGGGCCACATGGAGGCTCCCTTCACCTTGTTTCCCACAATTGCAAGATCAAAGAGTGCTTCATGCGTTTATTTTGAATAGTTACTGTTTCAGATAAACATAATTTCCTGATCTGCATTAAGGTGATAACTTGAGAAATGGATTGAAATGACTACCCATTCATTCCATGAGATTAGCTGATGAATTTGATTGCTTTACGTTACCTTGTTGATAACGCTATAGACCTCTTAATCGATAGCGCCAATCAAACCCAACGCTCGCCTGATACTACAATCGGCATAGCTAGACAAGTTGCTGCCGAACAGACAATTGAAAATCTATCAGAAGCGCAGCTTTATAATTTTAACATTGCAATTCTGCCATTGATTCATGATGTTCCCTGCAATGGGTTTGCTACACCGATGGATGAAGAGCCTATTGCATGCCCAAACACAATCGATGATGGAGACTTGCTCGAATGCTATGAATACGATTCGTTTGTATGTTCTTCTTGCTCAGATCAAGTTATCGATTTTCATACACATAGAGAGAACTGGTTTAGACGCAACCCATAAATCCAAAGTCTATCCGTATAATTTTTGCCGTCGCGTTAAGTAAAATAAGTCGACGGCAATAAAAAACCACCCGTAAGTGGCCTTTGCGATGACAATGTATGCATCATAAATGAAGAAGGTCTCAATGCTCTGCTATTGCGTTTAGTCAGACGGAGCCTGGAGTTTGAAATATATTGTTTTTGTTAAACCTTGACTCGGTTTATTGGTTTCATAACGCCATTGGGCCATTGCCGCAATGACTGCAGAGTCGAATAGGTGCTGAGGTTCTGATTTTAAGATCCAAACCTTTGATATCTTGCCATCAACACCTACGTTATATCTAACCGCCACACCTCCTTCAATCCTGTTAGCCAGTGCGTAATACGGATATGCAGGATGAGGCGAATATAGCAGCTTTGGTTGAGGGTTTTTAGCGGAGCTGGAACACCCCAGAAGCATACCACACAGGAAGATCGTACCGATAAATCCCTTTTTCATGAAAACACCAATACCGTGAATGTAAATCAACATTATCAAGGTACAGCCTTAACGTGTAGAGGAGAAGACCTATTAATGGTAGACATCAAAGCCCTTCATCCAAAGAGTAGCTTCTTTAGTGCTTAATCTTCCAGCTGAAGCACGCCGTGCTCTTCTGATTCTGAGTAGACGATAAGGCCCTCGTAACCCGGTACAGTGCTGCCGTCATCCGCTTCAAATTCAGGGATGCTGGCCTGAGAGATCGTGTAAGTGGGCTGGCCGTCCTGCTCAGCGAAGTCTGCCAGAGCTTTAATTTGCTCTGAGGTAAGAACTAATGGAGTCATGGTTTATCCTTTTATGGGGATATTGTTGGCTTTATCCCTTAGTGGGGTTAACAGTCAGCATCTGGCCGGGCAACAGCACGGCATGCCCACATACAGGCTTCCTGCATTTTGGTGCGCGCGATAGCCATGCAGCGCAAAGCCTCTGCTCTCTCGGTTTCGGCCTGACTACAACGCTCGACAACTTCAGCCGTTGTAACCTCTCGCTCAGTATTGAGCAGACTGCAAAAATGCTGGCTGACACCTTTAAGGCGGTTCATCCGCTCAATGTCGCCAGCGGTTAATGTGCGGTAGCCTTTTACAGTGCTGCCGTCCTGCGGTTTAGCTTCACTCATTTCGTAGCCCTTTCGGTTGTACCTAATTTGCTTTTACTGGCTCGTAGGTTGATATTGATGGGATGGAAAGCATGGAGATAACCAAATGAAACAGATACTTTTTACATGGTTTGCTTTTACAAATACCTATGCCTGCATCACCGCCAGCATTAATGTGAACAACTCGCTAATGCTTAATTCAGTTGTGCCGTGGATTGTTGGGGTTTCTCTTGGAGTAATCACCAATTACTTATTGGCTAAAAAACTAAAGGAAAGCGGGTTTCTATAGGGCAGCAGGTTGCTAGCCTGCTTACTTCTTAACGCTGTCCGGCATCACCGCGCCAACAACGCCAGCCAGCGCTACGCCGCCAGCGATGACGGTTTCCTGAATGCCCGGAGGCATCTGATAGCCGAAGACACCGGCAATGACCAGGATGATGCCGCGCCAGGTTGACGGCTCTTTCAGTCGATTAATGAGATAGTTCATGTTTCCCTCAAACAAGAATACTTTTTGCCAGAAGATAGCGAGCTTTGCGGTCATCAATGCCGTTCTGTCCGCCGTTGATAATCTGAGTGACGCGTGTAAGGTCACCGGGATAACGCAAACAGCCGCGTGAGGTATAGAACCAGGCAGCACTCCGCGCCGCATACTCATCCTGTGCCAGCAATTCAGGCTGTTTAACCAGATCAATCTTCAAAGCATCCCCGCAGTCGCGGTAATTGTTCAGGCCGGTGGTCTGGATGAGCCCGCGCCCGCGGTAAAACCAGCCGTCTGTTGCCCCGTTATTCCCCATGCGTTTGTTGTACACCAGATTGGCGATTGCTCGTTGCCTCTCCAGTGGCAACGATGGTTCACCCTGCCGGCGGCCGAGCGAATTAGCCTGACCCTGCGTCAGCCGCCCGGCGCGGACAAAACTACTCAACCCGGCCACGCTATAATTGAAGCTCTCAACAAGCTGGGTAAATCCCGTGCTTTCATGCCCTACCTGGGCAATGAACATCGCCTGATCGAAAGCTTCTGTTATACCAAACTCTTTCATCGCGGCTGTAATATGCGGAAACCAGCGAGCAGCTAACCCGGCGCTGATACCAGCCGCCTTCTGGAATTGTGTTTGATTCATTAGTGCCTCAGTGTATCGACCAGACGCGCCACGTTACCCCGAGCCCATAGCACGGCGGCGCATATCATCACGTTTGCCATTACCACCAGCCAGTGGGACTGTACGTAAAGGCCAAAGATAAATTGGAAAGGAATACTCGCGTAAATCAATACCAGTAAGTAAGCAAGAATGGAGATACCAGGGCGATGCCTGGCACCGCGACGTTGATAAAACATCAAAGCGCAGACAATAACGGCACATATCACCGCATTGACCAGCGCTGCCGGGTCATTTATTACCACTCGAACCTCCTCCCCTTAATCGGGAAAGTAATCCGAACAGGCTGCTCAAGTCCTGGCTGTTAATGAAAGTCAGGACCTTGATGGTGACAGCAGATGCCACCACCGCTCCGAGCGCGTCTAGAGGGCGATCTGTATAGCCTGTCCAGGTAGTAAATTTTGAGCCTAATAATCCGGCAGCCAGAACACCGACAATAAACGACGTCATGAAGTAAGCTATTTGCCTTCCACGTGTCAGGTTTGCGGTCGTTGCCACATAAAACACCGCGCCGCCAAAAGCCCCAAATACTACACCAAAATCGGTATGGGTGATAACGCCATATACGACGGAACCAATTAAACCGCCGCCAAAAATCAGGCCGGTACCAGTTAAAGGATCGGACATTAAGCCCCCTCTTATTGCTGTGAGTCCTCTCAGAATTGAGGGGAAAAAGAAAAGGCCACGCATAAGCGCAGCCTTCAAATAATGTTTTCCTTTGCTTACTGAAACGCCTTATTGATGGCGTAAAAAAGCCCGCCTGAAGGCGGGCAGAAAGTAAGCATTCTAGGTAGTAACGAATCGAAGGCACTCCTAATAGTCCGAGCTACCGATTTACCAGGAAGCATTCACTTTTGCCGTTACGTTCTATAAACATAGAAGGGCAACCGCAAAAGTAAACCTGCCATAAATCTTAAATATGTTTAGTGGCAATGTGGTGCCGGGTGCCTCCCGATGAGCATGCCCCAGTCGGCATGGCCCGCGCTGCATTTACAGGTTTCTGTAACTGACTGGTCGCCCCTCCGCATAGGGGGATTCACCACATCAATACGTTATGCTGCAAACATAGCCAGCGTCAATACAACGACTGTGAAAGACGCCGATATTACGGCTGCCATCACAGCGAACAGCACTGTCGAACAGCTACCAATCGCAGGCATAAAAAACCCGCATTTTATGCGGGTCTGGCTTTTACAGCCTGGATTATCTGAATGCTGAATTCAGAGAAACCTCAGCATCAGGTTCGTGCGTAATTCTGTTTCTGAGATCCCGGCGAATTATCTCAATTGACCAGAACCACACCAGGTGTCCAAATATTTCAGAAACGTTTTCATACCATGGTAGTTCGAACAACGGTGGGGTTAGGCCCATAAGCGGGAACGAAATCATATGGACAAACAGTTGTGCGAGTGCACCTGCAAGCAAACCCTGCCACAGCTTGATTTTTGGAAACACCTCAGCAACTACACAATACCCAACCGCAAACACGATGGAGAATATGATATGCGTTACACCTACCCAGTTAAACACATGTCCGGCGAAGGTATAGACAGCCGCATTTGGATCGGCTAACCCTAACCAGTCACGCAGAAAAATATAAGGAGGGTTAAGGAAGTTTCTGGAACAATCAATTTGCCCGGCAGCTCGAATTAATGACTCTGGTCCACAGGCACTGGTAAACATGTCGACAGGGCTACGAGGTGGTAATGGTACTTCAGCACCCCATTTAACAAATGCAGAAACCACCCCAGAAATAAGCCCGATAAACAATGCAACGCCATAATGCCGTCTGCGAGGTTCGGTTCGCACAAAAATATCTTTTAACGCCATAAGACCATCACCTATAAAGAATATTTACAGTTCCTTAATATTCCTTAAGATTGGCGCATGGCATTTTGATTCAGATCACACTTTATAGCCGATTTCAGGCATTTGTTTTCAAAAACACAAAACCCTGCAGTAGCAGGGTTTATATGAATGATTTCGTTCAGGCGTTTTATTCCACGATTCAAAATATACACGACAACTTCGGACAAAATCAAGTATCGTGCGCTTAAAATGCAAAATAATGGGACCATTTACTCAATCAGCTGTTGCTCGTTGAAATTCTTTATCTGCCTTCTCCTCTTCCTTCCAGCATTGGTCCACCAGCGCATCGCAGAAAGGTTTCCAGTTGCGTGTCCATGTTCTGATGTGCAGGTCTGGGATAAGCGTCAGAATCGCTTTATAAGCAGCAGTAGACGGCATCGTTGAAAAACCATTCCCCGAACAGCGCTCACAGATTTTATATACCGGAGCTCCCTGCTCTTTTGTCGCTTTGCGGTCGAGAACCTGGCCTGTACCACCGCAGCGGCAGCGTGCGTTTATCTTTCCCTTACCGTCACAAGCTTCACATTGAGCGCTTATGCTGGCTGTTACTTCAGTCCACTTATCCCAGTCGGAAGGACGGACAGCACGGGATTTTTTCGCCCAATATGGAGCTTTGCCCCACGGGTTAGAGACTTTGCGTTCCGTAGTGGTTGTTTCAATTTTCCCGGTGCCATTGCATACCCTGCAGGCTCCCGTTGTTTCCGCGGACCGGGAATACTCCGCAAAAGCAAACTTCGCCAAAATCAGGCAGCAGTGCCCCAGCTCTTTACCCGCGGTTTTGCGTACGTTCTTCGGTGCGGTTTCAATCGCATACCGCGCTAGCGCCTGGACGGCCAACTGCTCATCCGCCTTGCTGATGCCAGCCTTTCCGAAGAAAGCGGCCAGGCCGAAGCGCGCACGACTGCTGGTGGTACCGATAGCCGCCATAACATCTGTTCCGGTCAGGCGATTTGGTGTTGTGCTTTTCACGTCATCGCTTATGTGCATACCCTGAGGGCTGAAATGTTTTAAGGATGCTTCGAGTTTCATGCTTCACCTCCAAAGAGGTAAAACATTAAATGTAATAAAACGCAGGTGCATTTCTGCATCTGTGACTGATTGAAAGGTGTTCTGAATGTCGTTTGCACTTTGAGTCCCCTCAAAGCGCAGAAGTCACCAGAGTTGTTCAGGCTCCGATGACATGATTATGGCTGGTTGATAATTGTAAATCAACTACAAATATAGCCATCCACGAAGGCTGGCTATATTTTCTTAGGTAGGCATGTTACCAACTATCACGATAATCAAATGAAATCTGGTAAAGATTTTTATCAGTTTCAATTTTATTTTTAAAATGAGGTTGCAATAAAGGAATCCAACTCTCTTCTAAATCAAAGCCACCATTATTGATATTATCCCTTAAAGGAATACCAAGGCTTTCGATAACCGAACCATCATCACCAAAATCCTTAGAGTACTCTTTGCCAACTAATAAATCTGTTTGCTTATTAAACCATTCTAATCGTAATTTCAGTCCCATTAATTCACCTCAAAGATATTTTTTGATGTTACGTTTAGGGTCCGGATCTTTAAGTTGCTTGCCGGTGTTTGGATCAAATGCTCCAAGATGAGAGCCGTCGCTAGCTCTGTAACCTTCAAGTTCTCCATGCTGCGAATCCCACTCATAGATTTTTCGTCCTTTATCTCCCACCCATCGATCTCGTCGTCCACCTCCCCCTTGTTTTGGAGTTTTTTTCCGAGACTCAATCAACTCCCCCAACCCCTTAATTTCTTCAGTTTTTGGAGCCGGATGATAATCATGTCCGTAGTCTTTTACTCCTTTTCTGGGTTGACTAGTCATTACATAAATAGGTTCAACACCTGTCCCAGAAGCATCCGGCTGCCAGTAGATGAAGTCCTGTAGTGGCGGAATGTCTGCAATCGGCAAAGTTGTCGTGACGATACTGTCAGCCTGCTTCACCTCTGTACCGGTGTGAACAGGTGTTACTGGCACTGGCCCGCTATTGCCGGTATGCCACGGAGCAGCAGGCCCAATTGGAACCGGATTCACGAGGATGGTCCGCGACGGCGCACCAGACATCGCCGGTACCGTTATTTTATCAAGGCCAGTAGTACTGTCACGTACAGCATCTAATACAGGAACAGTGGAAGGTACTCCATCAGAACCGGTTTTTACAAGCATCAGAGACTGGCGCCCATCAGTTTCCGAAGAGATGAAGCCACGTACCGGGAGGTTGACGCTCTTCATGCCCGGTTCGATACTCAGCTTACCCGCCGTGAACAACCTGGCTTGCGCAGCCAACATCTCGATATCCCTACCAGGAACCTTACTGTCGCTTCCGCCACCTGCGCGAGGTGAAAAGAATAGCGTCGATGCTGCGGCAACCATGGGACCAACAGTACTAGCTGTTGCAACACCAGCTACACCTCGCCATAACGCTGAGGCAATCCAACCTGAGAATTCAGCAGTAGCCGTCATTACTGCACTAGCAGCAGTAGTTAAGACGCCATTAATTTCTGCAGCCAAAGCGGATAACTGTATCATCGCTGGAGCACGATTCAGTAACCTAACACCCGGTGTTAAAAACAACGTAGTGGCTGCTTTTGTCATCTCCAGTGTATAAACAGGAGTGTCCTTAATCCCAGCCTTTGCAAAAAGCGCCTTTCGAGCCTCCTCTGCTTTCCGTCGCTCAGCTTCCGCTTTAGCTCTTGCCTCTGCTTCAGCTTTCTCAGCCGCAATTCTGTCAGCTTCAGCTTTTTCTTTTGCCGCTGCCTCTTGCTTCCTTGCCTCCTGCAATTTCCGTTCAATTTCTGCCTGCTTGCGCTGTTCTTCTTCCTGCGCTCTCAAAGCAGCCTGATAAGCTTCTTCAGCCCTTTTGGCTTCCCTTTCAGCCTTTTTACGAGCTTCTTCAATTGCCTTTTGACGGCCTATAAACTCGGCCATTGCGGCCATTTGTTGGTTATTCTGATGAGCAAGATCAATAACAGTAGGCCGCGTTTTGTTGTTCTGAAGCGCGCGATCCACTACATCTTTCAGATGTTGCGTGAGTTTGGCCTGTTTTGCTTTTGCTGCCTGCTGAGAAAGCATGGCAGCCTTGGCCCTTTCAGCCTGCGCAGCCTGCGTTTTTGCAAGATTCTCTGTAGTCCATTTTGCAGTCGCATGAATTGCTGCTGAACTTTCAGCCTGAAGTCGGGTTAGAGACTTTTTACCTAAGTCGGCCTGGAGGCTACCACTTCCAGGAATAATAGGTGCTTCATTCCCAGAAAACCCTGTGCCGCTGCCATCTCCACCAATGACAGTCATCTCCTCTTCGCCGTTTTCATTGACGCCAAGTGATACCATTCCAGGTGGTGCGGGGGTAAGAGGAACCGGTTGATTATCTGCCATCACTCTGTCTCCTGACCACTACGAGCTTCCAGATCGGCTAAACGCTTTTCCAGGGCAAGTCGAGCCTGACGTTCTTCCTTAAGCGCTTCAATAAGTAGTGCTACCACTCCATTGATATTGATGCTGCGAGCATCCTTCAACACACTGCCGTCATTGAGTGTAAGTTCCGTCTTTGAAACAGCCTGTGGAAGGACTTCCTCCAATTCCTGAGCGATTACACCAGCTTCGGTAACGCCCTGCTTCAGATAGGTGTAACCACTAATACAATCGAGCTTTTCTAACGCATTATCGATTTTCTCGACCTGGGTTTTCATTCGCGCATCAGAGCTACTGTTCCAGGCACCATTGGTGTAAGCATGGCCATCATTACGGAATTCATACCACCCCTGCGCGCCACCATTAGCTACATGTAGTCCGAGGAAATGATGCTGACCAATACGCTCATAGTGATAAAAGTCTGCGGATAAATCCCCCGCGCCCTGAATCCATAACGCATTGGTTTTACGGTCTTTATCATTGTTGACGTTACGGTTACCTGCAGCTTTAATCCATCCCTCTGAATTGCGTTTGGTAAACTGCCCGGCATCCAGTTCGGCATTTGATCGAACGCGCAGTTCGTTCCAGCTACCCTGCCAGTCACGATAAGAGAGTAGACCGTAATCTTGCTTGCCTGCTTCTACCCTGGCGCACATCATCATTTGGGTGGTGATATTACCGCTTGTAAAATCGGTATGAATGGATGGGGATGAATAGGTCTGTCCATTTATGATCGGCGACGGGCCGGTCGTACGCGCCGAAATGCCTGCATCATGCGAAACTACAGCCCCACCAGAAATGTCCACGCCATTACGGAGAGAAACACGACCAGTTTTGAGATTGAAAGATAATGGGCGAAGGGTGTTCCATTGCCCGTCTTGCGCCTGACCTTCTGGAGTTACAAGAGCATAAAAGTCATTACCGTCATTGCGCAGAATAACTCCCGTTTTACCACCCGCCAGACGAAAAGCGTTCTGAGATTTAGAAACCACTTCACCATCAGTTACAACACGTTTACGCAACGTAGTCAGTGATTTCATTTCTGAAATATCGTCGTTAACACCGCTTAAAACTTGTGCATTGATTTTTTGATCAACCATTTCCATTTTCCTTGTCGATTGCTAAAAAATAATCACTGTATAAATACACAGCTGTGTATTTATACAGTGGTTATACACCTGGTTTTTCAACTCGTCAACGTCGGTTTAGTATCCGGATACGAGTCGGTCCTTTAGCTAGATGCAGAGGTAAGCCCCTGATCATTAACCCAATAGTGCTGTTCTTTAGGACTTAGTACTGAGCATTTAGGTGAGAGCAATCGGTTGGAGGGTTGCTGCCACTGTTGCAGCAGACAGTAGTCAACCTATCTTTGACATAATTCATGCCGAGAGAGTGCCACTCGGAGGTATATTGGTAGCGGAGTAATTACTATGGCTTACAACTAAAGCTCAGCGCGATCCTCCTGCTCTTCTAATAACCGATCAAATAGCATCGTAAACACGCCCCTACAAAAACTGTTAGTCAATGAAATACTGGTACAGTATATGTTAATATGACTAGATTGTACCTAAAGCTCATAGTAGGAATCTAATGCCTAACCAGACACAGCCAAGTGAAGAGCTGAGGATTGAAGCAATCCGTTGGCATCAAAAATTGCAGGAGATAATCTATCTTGAAGCTGGGCAGCACATGCGTGCTCTTAATCAACTCATGTGGCAGATCCCAAGCTTCGTGATTGCTGTTAATGGTGGTTTGTGGTACGCAACTACATTAGCAAATGAAAACTCGTTGTGGATAATATTTTTAGTTTTAGCGTTATTTGATGCGACAACAATTGTCACCCTCTTCCGCTTGCGGCGTCTTATTGGCACGAAAATCATCAAACAAAAAGAAATAGAAGACCCATTAAATAACCCTGTATTAAAGGAAATCTCATTTAATTGCGGATTCAATTTAAATCCACATCCACAAAAAAAACAGAAGAGCTATATCGTTGTTTTCTGTTGGACGATAATGTTATTGGCATGCTTGACTGTCAATGTCCTTGGGTGTTTCTCTCCAACATTACTATCAAAACAAAACAAAGAGCAATCCTACAGAGCAATAATTAAAAAAAATGGCGACGAGATTGTTATTGAAGCAAGGACGGGAGATCAAAAATGACCTCATGGAAATTTTATGATGACAATGCCGAAAGGTTATTCAATGATTATGTTTCATTGAGTTTTTATGATATCTTTCAAGATGTTGCCGTCTTTTTTTCAAACTCAATCAACACAGTGCTTGACGTAGGTGCTGGTTCCGGTAGAGATGCCGCAGCACTTGCGGAAATGGGGTTTTACGTCACAGCTGTAGAACCTAGCGAAAGAATGAGAACTCTTGCATCTTCTCGCTATAAGTCAGAAAAAATAAGCTGGGTAAATGATTCATTACCTCTATTGCGTGAGGTAATAAAAAACCAACAGACATTTGACCTAATACTTATAAGTGCTGTATGGATGCATCTTTCTGTTCAGGAGCGAATAGAGTCCCTAAAAAACTTGAGAACACTGCTAACCCCTGGTGGGAATATAATAATAACATTACGCTTAGGTCCAGAAGAGCCTGATAGAAAGATAAAAACCATTAATACTGAAGAGTTATTGGAAAACGCATCAATGTTTGGTCTGACTGTTGCTTATGTTAGCGAAATTAAAGATGATAGTTTTAATCGCGCTCAAATTAAATGGCAAAAAGTTGTATTAACTAAGCCCATCATGTGATGGGCCATTTTTCATTCACAAAGACCATAACGAGACGAGCACACCGAGGTGTCCATGCTGGCTTTCACCAGGTCGTAAACCTTGCCCCCCCTTCCTGTCTTGGCCCATTCGACAACATCATCAACTCCCGGCGAGTTAAGATTTCCGCGAGGCCCATAGAACCCCGACCAGTCGATATTCTGCACTTCTGGTTCAAGGCCATAGAGCCGTACACTGCGCCCCAGCGGCAAATCGAATTTCTTCATCCAGCGCTGGCTTATCTCTCCCACGCTCATCCAGTGCACCCAGCGTGAAGTAAGGCGGACCTTTAACTCCCACTCTTTGTGCTTTTCAATGTGCTCTGGCCAGCGCGCCGCCGTCTCTGCAATTTCCTCTTTGTTGCATAGCACGCAGTTCATGCAGCCGACGCGTGACGCCCCTTGCGTGTAAAGCGGATTAGGCGAGATGCCAAAATGCTTATGAAGCGCGAACACATCAGCAGCAGTCCACTGGTGAATCGGCAGAAAGTTATACAGAAACTCCGGGTCGCGCTGGTCTGTAGAAAATCGCTCGTAACCGGCGCGCTTTGATGATTCATCCGCCCGCACGCCGGACCACTGAACCACCACATCTCCATCGTCGAGCATGGGCCGCATCGCGCTATCGAAAGCGATCTGAATTTTCAGTTCATCAGTACAGAAACGGTCACGCAGCATCGGGAACTTTCCATGCAGCAGCGCGCAGTCGAGAAAGCTATTTCCGCTCGGATGCATAACAGATAGTGCAGCCTCCAGTGCGGTCTCGAACTCAATACCCCACCGCTCTGCAGTGCGAAGCCACGCCCGGCCGAATGCTGTATCTGATCGGCCAAGCGACGGCATTACCACTCCGCGGTAAGCACCCATGCGAATAGCCTGCCGCTTAACCCAGTTCTTCCGTATATAGCCGCGGCGACGCTCAAAGTCTGCTTCGGTATATATCCGCTTAACAACCTGAACCGGAGCACAGCCGATTTGCTCATGAATGGTTTTCGCAAACTGGACTGTAAGCTCGTGCTCGTTGTCGGTGTCGGCCATAACAGCCTTTACCCTTTCACCAAACAGCGCGTGAGCCACTGCGAGCGTTGCGGTACTGTCCTTGCCAGCCGAGTAGTTAACAACGATTTTATGGTCGTCAGGAATGCGAAACTCCGCCATATATCGAGCATATGCTGCTTCAATCTCGCGAACTTTTTCGCTGATGTCGGTCGGAACAATTATCATTGCTGCATTGCTCATTTGTCGGCCCCCTCGCGCAGCTGTTGGGCATACGCCAGCAATGTTTCGCAGATATAACCAGCGCCATAACATTCGTTGGCAGCCTGCTCCACCCCATCAGCCTTAATCCCGGCCAGGTAGGCGGTGGTGGCTGGACATGCCTTCTTGATAGCCTCTTCGGCTTCTGTCCGGGTCAGGAATCCGCTTTTCCCGTCATTGCTGACCATCTGGCTGTCGAACCATTCAGGCAGTTCACCAACGGAAATATCATCAGGGATTTCAGCCCCAGCTTCGTCGGTGGTGCCTTCCAGCCATTCGCGAGCTGCAGCCTGATATCCATGAGCAAGACATACCAGGGCCGCCTGTGCGCCAAGCATCGTTTTGTGGAACATCCATGAAGTGTTGAGTTCACGGGCTGCGCCGTTGAGCAGGTACACATTCTCCGCAGCCAGCTTATCCATTTCGATGCTACGACCTTTCCAGCCCTCCCACATTGCAGCCATCATCATGAACCAAACATTCCCGCACCCCACTTTCTTCTCGTTAAAGAACCAGGTAACAAACTCAATGCTCATCTCGTTTTGCTGCGCAATTTGTTCGATTTCGTTACCCATGAATAGCCTCCTGAACATCTAAAACTCGCTGAAAAACAGGACTGCCAAGCAGGCTGTAATTCATCCCTGACGCTGCCTTTGGCACCATCCCAAAACGCTTCATATCAAAGTCGATGACGGCCCGCTGATCGCGGAAAAGCCCCAAACGACCATGCCGGACAACCTCGCCAGTCGCTTCTGCTTCGGAAAAATACCGTTGAACAGTAGCGCGGCTCAGCCCCAGTCTTTTCATTGCTTCGGAGGTCGTGAGGCGCCCCTGATGCCTGGTGATCCGAATCACTGCGCGGACGTACTCTCTGCGCTCAACTGCTGACAATGCTCTAGCCATGATTCCGCCCTCTGCCTAAACCGAATTTCGCTCGAATTTCCGCGATTTTGTTTAAGCCCTGCTCGTTACTCAGCGGACGTCCGCCCAACTTTGGGATTTGCTTAACAGGCTCGGGGATAGCTTCACCGGTCTTGATGCGACGAACCATACGCAGCAGCTCGTCAGAGGCTTTACGGCGCAATTCGGAATCACTCAGCGCATTTGCACGCATGTCGGTATACAGCTCCGTAACCAGCCAATAGCAGGCTTTATGTTTCAGCGTTAACGGTTCGATTTCATGCTCAGGCCATGGGTAAGACTCAGCGTCTGGATACTGACCGCGAGTCCGGCAATACTGGTAAACCATATCAACCAGCTCACTCGCGTCTGGCAGGCCTACAGTTACCGCCTCCTCAGAACGACACCAGGCTACGAACTGCCCCGGCGACGGCATGAAGGGTTTTTCCTGTTTGCGGGCAACACGCATTCCGGAGTTAATCTGCTCCATCGTGGTGATCCCATTCTCCTTGAACGCCAACAACCACTGGCGACGCATCTCGTTGAGATCTTCCGCTGATTTGTTGGCCAGCGCCGGGAATACGGCGAGCAGCTGGCGAAACAGTTCGTTGAATACCTCAGCCGTCTTTGTCGCCTGATGTGCAAAGCTCTGTGCATCCTGGATTTCAGGCATGCCGACGGCGATACGTTGAAAGTTATTCCGATCGAAGTTATGCATGCTTTCTGCGATAGATTTCATTCGAGTACCCCGTCGATCCAGTCGGTATTGTCCAGCGCACTGGCGCCTGATGTGGTTTTTGATGGGCCATGGCTGCGCAGGCGTTGAGTTGTGAGTTGGTCCCACTTCTTACGTAGTTTTGAGGGGCAGAGGATGTTTCCCTGCCAGAAACCATCCTCATTTGCCCACTTGAATAGTTCGCAGATTTCATAGTGCGTGCGCTTGTCCTGCAGGCGCATCAGGCGGATGGCATTCGCCCATTCAACCCAGTTCGGCTCTGAGAGGGATGCATTCACGGTGAGGGCTTTATCGAAAATCCATCGCGCGGCTTTGAGGTCGTCAGCTGTTCCCCAGGATTTACCTGCAGGGGTATAAATCCCATCGGCCGCTTCTGGATGACGAGAGAGAAACTTCAAAGTTTCCTCGTTTCGGGATTCTTTAGAATTCCGAGACGAAGAAGATCTTTTACTATTGTTCTTGTTCTTGTATTGGGTGTCTCCCGTTTCCGGGAAAGGTTTTCCCGTTTTCGGTAACACTTTTCCCGATTCCGGGAAAGGTTTTCCCGGAATCGGTTTGTCTAAAATCCACTCAGATAGCTCAGTATTTATACCGACAATTTTCATCACTCCCTGCTTATGAGCGAAGATAATTTTCCGCTCCGCGAGAGATTTGATTGTGTCGGAAATATGCGACTCTCCGAGGTCTGTCAGTTCAGCAATCACCGTGTTTGTTACTCGGTCCTGCTTCTTGTTCCATCCATAGGTAAGCCAGATAACAGCCTCAAGACACTGCCACTCACGACCTGACATCCGCAGACGCGGCTTGAGCTTCTGTATCTCGTTTGCGATCTTGGTATACCCGTTAGCCAGGTCGGCCATTTGACCTCCCGAACGCTCGATTTTAATCGGAAAATTGATAACTTCAGCGGTATTTGACATACTTCATCCCGTGAATTGACCCAATTAATTCACCCGAAGACTGGCTGTGTTGGCGCACAACAGTCTTCACCCTTTCAGAACAACCCAGCCTGGTCGCCGCCCTTTCGCACTTTGCGCTTTGCTTCCCGACGTTCAGCTGCGCTGGTCTGCTTCTCTGCCCATAACTTTGCGTGTCGCATAACATCGTCAAACATTCCCCCTTTGCGGCTTGCCTGTGACATCCGCTTGTACATGTCGACAGCCTGGTATGCCCCCCCCCTGAGCCACTGCTTGCGTGAAGCCCTGGCGAAGAAGTTCCTCGCGGACGTTCTTTTCAATAAATTCGATGTGATTCATGGATACCCCGCTTACATCACGCCGAGCATTGAGCTCACGATCGTCATCAGCGCTCCTGTCTGCTCAGGCATTAGCCTGAAAAGCGACGCTATACCCTCGCTCACTTCCTTCAGTTTCTGGTGCTCTGGCGCGTTCAGCATCACCGCCTGCTTTGCTTCAGCGCATTCCTTCATGGCCGAAGACAGGCGCGACAAAATATCGTCCTGAGGCATCAGGCGATGGCGGAAATCCAACGGAAGAACGGTCATGATTGCCGGGGTAAGAAGGCGGACGTACTCGCGATAGCGCTCAGACTCGGCCGGGTTGTCCAGGTAGCGAAAAAGCTTCTGTCTGGCACGGCTGATATCATTAGGAAACGCGATCTCCTCGCCGCCCTGCTGTCGCCACTCATCGATGATGTATGCCGAGACAACATCCTGCCCTTCAGCTGCTGCCCAGGCGCGAACGGCAGAGCGAATACCGTCGTGATCTAACTCTCTCAGCTGATTTCGCTTTATCAAGGCACCGGTGTTGAATCCGGTATTTTGTTGATAGGTAAGTGAACGCATGATTTTCCCTTTAATGTTCAGAGTGCCGTATTACGCGGAGTGACGAATACAAGGCTTTCTTTGAGCACCGGGGCCTGGCTGTGAAAAAATCTTGTAGCATCTTCAATTGCGGATGCCATTTCGGGAGATGCACGGCGATTACCGTAGGCAATCTGATCCAGATAGCCCGGGGTCGTATTCGCCAGCTTCGCTAGTTGTGCCCATTCGTCAGTTGTGGCGCCCTTACGCCAGCGGTGTAGTTCTGTACTCATTGGTGTCTCCGGTTGAGTCAACAATTTTGGAGTTTAGCGTTATGCTAAATACTACGCAAGCAACATTTAGCAATTTGCGCATTTATCATTTTGCTAAAAACGACAACAATGCAGGGATGGAAAATAAAGAAATCAGAAAAGCCAACCTGGAATCTCTGTACGAGAAGCGCCAGAGCGAGTCTGGAATGACAAAGGCACAGTTCGCCGAACTCATTGAGACAAGCCCGGCAGCTCTTAGCCAGCTTCTGGGTCCAAATCCTCATCGCAATATTGGCGATAAGATGGCCCGCAAAATTGAGTCTGCGCTTAATCTGCCTTTTGGCTGGATGGATGTTTTACATGCCAAAGAAACATCTTCGAACGTTTCGTTTCGAGGATTGAATGAGACGAAAGGAAGTTATCCTGTAATCAGCTGGGTAAGCGCGGGGCAATGGATGGAAGCTGTAGAACCATATCACCGACGAGCGATCGATCGTTGGTACGATACGACTGTTGTATGCTCTGAGGACTCCTTCTGGCTGGATGTAAAAGGAGATTCAATGACCTCTCCTGCAGGTCTGAGCATACCTGAAGGGGCTGCTATTCTGGTAGATCCTGAAGTAGAGCCTCGAAATGGAAAATTAGTGGTTGCCAAACTAGATGGCGATAATGAAGCTACTTTTAAGAAACTAGTTATCGATGCTGGCAGACGCTTTCTAAAACCCCTTAACCCTGCTTATCCGATGATCGAAGTTAACGGCAACTGCAAAATCATTGGGGTTGTCGTTGATGCTAAAATTCTGAATATTCCCTAAACTCCTATTTGGACTCCTTAGCCCGCCTTTGCGCGGGCTTTTTTGTCTCCTCAATGTCCCTCCTCGTTATCGACAGAACTTAAATCCATTATTAATCAATACGCTAAAACAACACACCAGATAATTTAGCATTTTGCTATTGCATGAAATTTAGCGACACGCTAAATTTACCACGTTGCAACATCACAGATATGTAGTAATTAGAGTCAAGCCGAGAGGACTCGGTGATAACAACCGACGGCCATCCACCGTCTTACATTAAGCGCAGAAGTATTTCTTGTTCCGCTGGCCACGTAATGGCTGAGGTTGAAATGAGTAAGCAAGGCATCAGAGCCATGGTCATTTCAGCAGTAATTGGGCTCTTCATCTGGATCGCGCTTTTCTGCGTACTGAGGGAGTTATTTACATGATTGATTTCGCACGCAAACCCGCTCGTCAGCAGGCTGTTCGTTTAAGTCCGCTGTCAGCTTTCATCCGCCGGGTGTGCTACATGCTCGCGCAAAAAGGAGACCCTTCATGAGCACGATGTTCGCTCTGGTTCTCACCGTCAGCATGCTGACGGGCGGTAATCAGGATGTCCTGCTCGGCGTTTACGACACTGAGAATGACTGCAAGGCAGCTGCAGAAGAGCAACATGTGAAAGCTGAATGTTATCCGCTGAAAGGTGTACTGGACGAGCATCCGGCAGGGTTCACGGTGCAAATGTAGGGGGAAGAATGCAGAAGAAATGCGGTTATTGCCGCAAAGCTATCGAGGGAAAACCAGTGGTAAGCACCCTGTTGTACCTCCAGGGGAACCAGCTCGCACGGAAAGAAAAAGAGTATTGCTCAGAACGTTGCGCCTCTCACGACCAGATAGCTCACGAGGGCTAACGTAAACCCGCCGAAGCGGGCTGTAGGTCCGGTGCCACCGACCAAAGTTACACCGGAAATTACCAAAACCAATGACCACCCTGAATGGGCGCTACCAATGGCCCGGGGGATTCTACATCCAAAATAGAGGCTATCACATGGAATATTTTTATCTGATAAAAGCGACTCAAAAATCGGGTAAAGCTGATGCCGTAATCTGGCGCACTAATAAATCAGAAGCTCGCGCCCTTCTGCAACTGGACGTCGATCTGGAAGACGCTGGGATCGAAACAGGCCGCGGCAAAGACTATCAAAAACCAATTCGCACCGATTTCCCGGTATTCAATGACCTACCAGCGGAAGGCGTTCTCAATTACTCATGGTGCGAACGCTACCAGCTCGGCGATGATGGCCGCACCTGGGCTCTGAAGCCAGGTCAGGCGCCTGCGGATCATCACATCGATGATGCCGGAGTATCCGCTGAGCCCGTTAGTGGCGTGCTGGTTGATGCCAATACTACTGGCGACGCGGCACAAGGTGAGACCGTGGAAACTTTCGGTAGCGATGAATACCAGGACGATTCGAGCGCGCTTTTTAACGTGGCAGAACTCCCCTTTCGCGCTCAGCTGCTGGCGCAGTATATGGCCGAAGAACGTCACGTTTATCATATCAGCATGCCTCACCGGCAGGAGCTGTCAGTTCTTGAAATGGACACTGATAACGCAGCCGTCCAGGATCTGATTCTGGCCGCCGAGAATATCCCTGAAATCAAAAAATACGATATGCCGGCGCTCTGGAAATTCACCAGTGCCAATAAAAAAGTCTTCCCCGAAGGGAAACGGCATGAGCTCAGCAAGCGTATCCAGTTTGCAAAGCTGTGGTTCGCTACTAACGCGATCGACCGCGGCATTCTCACCAGGGAATGGGCTGCCGGTAACTGCATTTCTTCGGTTTTGAAAACCGATGCAGGTACGAATGCTGGCGGCGGTAATAAAACCGATCGCAATCCTGACTACACCCATACCCTTGATACGCTCGATGTAGAAATAGCCCTGGCCACAATGCCAATGGATTTCGATATCTACAATTTCCCGGCATCAATTCACCGCCGGGCCAAAGAGATCGTCCAGAAGAAAGAAAGTCCGTTCAAGGAATGGTCTGCAGCGCTGCGCAAGGTCGCAGGCATCCTGGATTATTCCCGCGCAGCCATTTTTGCCCTTATTCGTGGCGCCACCAGCGATATTCATCATTTCCCGGTAAGTCTGCAGACCTATATCAATGCGAACCTGACCGAGCATAAGCATGACGCCCCTTCTGCTGAGACGCTTGAGAAAGCTGGTCATGTTTCATCTGCCGCCGTCACTCTGGACGCTGTGAAAAAGGCTATCGATGGAGATGAAGGTGTGCCTGACCTGGAAAACCTCTTCACTGATTTTCAGGTAATTGGCACCGAACTGGTGAAAGAAGCTCAAAAGAAACGCCCTGACGCTAATCAGGTTCTGGCCGCCGAACGCGGCGAATATGTCGAAGGTATCAGTGACCCCACGGATCCAAAGTGGATAACTGAAGACCTGACCAAGCCCAAACAGCCTGAAGTTTCAAACATGGGCAATGGTGTTTTTTCGATTGATGGTCTGATGGATAGCCAGACATCACCAGCACCAGCACCAGCACCAGCACCAGCACCAGCACTTTCTATCGTGGACCAGACGCGCCAGCGCGCTGCAGAAGAAAAATTACATCCAGCTAATTCCGGGGAAACCACCAGCAATGTGCAGATGGAAACGGCTCAGCCGGTCGAAGACGAAAATGATAATGCGGTATCAGCAGGCGAAGGCGCTGATGAGCCTCCTGCGCAAACAACTGCTGTGAACATGAGCAAAATACTGGCTGAACGCTGCCCGGATCTTACCGCCGAAGTGCTGAAAAGCCAGGTTTCCGAGAGTGCTCATAGCGATGAAGAGGAAGAGGCTGAACAAGCAGCGCCAGCATGGCCGGAGTATTTCGAGCCTGGTCGATATGAAGGCGTGCCAAATGAGGTCTACCACGCCGCTAACGGCATCAGCTCCACGATGGTTAAAGATGCCCGGGTATCGCTGATGTATTTCGAGGCGCGCCACGTATCCAAAACCATCCAGAAGGTACGCTCCCCTGTTCTGGATATGGGCAACCTGGTGCATGCACTGGCGCTGCAGCCTGAGCAGCTGGAAAAAGAATTCAGCATCGAGCCGGAAATCCCGGAAGGCGCCTTCACCACGACTGCGACGATCCGCGCGTTTATCGACGAATACAACAACGGGCTACCGCCGCTGTTGAGTGCTGACGACATCAAGGCGCTGCTGGAGGCGCACAACGCCAGCCTGATCACCCCCCTCAGCACCGATGAGATCAAAGCACTCATTGAAGAACACAACGCTAGTCTGCCAGCGCAGACCGCTCTGGGGAACGATATCAACGAAACAGGACAGAGCTACATGTCTCTGCCAGTTGATTTCCAGCGCATTGAAGAAGGCCAGAAACAGACCGCATCTGCAATGAAAGCCTGTATCAAGGAATTCAACGCCACCCTGCCGCCTCAGCTCAAAACCAGTGGCAGCCGGGAAACGCTGATGGAAACTCTGGCAATCATTAATCCGGATCTGGTTGCTCAGGAAATGCAGAAGCCCTCACCAGTTAAAACCAGCGGAAGTCGTGATGCCATGCTGGAGCAACTGGCGATTATCAATCCTGACATGGTTGATCAGGAAGCGCAGAAGGCGCAGCCGCTGAAAGTATCAGGTACTAAGGCGGATCTGATTCAGGCCGTGAAATCGGTTAAACCGGATGCCGTGTTTGCCGATGAGTTGCTGGATGCATGGCGCGAAAACCCTGAAGGAAAAGTGCTGGTTACCCGCCAGCAACTGGCTACGGCACTGGCCATTCAGAAAGCACTGTTGAATCACCCGACCGCTGGCAAGTTGTTGACGCACCCGAGCCGTGCCGTGGAGGTGAGCTATTTCGGCATTGATGAGGAAACCGGGCTGGAAGTTCGCGTGCGTCCTGACCTTGAGATAGACATGGGCGGCCTGCGCATCGGAGCGGACCTGAAAACCATCAGTATGTGGAACATCAAGCAGGAAGGCCTGCGCGCGAAGCTGCACAGGGAAATTATCGACCGCGACTACCACCTGAGCGCAGCAATGTACTGCGATGTCGCCGCACTCGATCAGTTCTACTGGATTTTCGTCAACAAAGACGAGAACTACCACTGGATCGCCATCATCGAGGCATCCGAAGAACTGCTGGAACTCGGCATGCTGGAATACCGCAAAGCTATGCGCGCCATTGCGAACGGTTTCGACACTGGCGACTGGCCGGCGCCGATTACCGAAGACTACACCGACGAGCTCAACGATTTTGATGTGCGCCGCCTCGAAGCGCTGCGCGTACAGGCATAAGGGGGGAATAACAATGTCCAATTTAGTCGCAACTACTGAAAACCAGACCCAGAAGATCGACAACGTTTCTATCCTGACGAACGGTGAATTATTCAACCGCCTGCGCACGCTCTCGGAAGTAATGGCCAATAGTGGAAACTTCGTGCCTGAGCATTATCGTGGGAAACCAGATGCGTGCATGGCTGTTGTGATGCAGGCCGCACGCTGGGGAATGGATCCTTTTGCTGTAGCACAAAAGACTTTCATCGTTGGTAATTCAGGTGTGCTTGGTTATGAAGCGCAACTGGTTAACGCAGTGATAAATACCATGGCTCCGACAAAAGACCGAATTCACTTTGAATGGTTTGGGGCATGGGAAAACATCGTTGGACGCTTCGTGGAGAAGACAAGCAGCCAGAACAAAAAGTACATCGCACCGGGCTGGAATTTGAAAGATGAAGCTGGCGTGGGCGTTCGCGCCTGGGCAACCCTCAAAGGAGAATCAGAACCTCGCGAGCTTGTGCTGATGCTTTCTCAGGCACAAGTCCGCAACTCTACACTGTGGGCGAGTGACCCCCGCCAGCAACTGGCCTATCTTGCCGTTAAACGTTGGGCGCGACTGTACTGCCCGGATGTGATCCTCGGGGTCTATACCGCCGATGAAATTGACGAACGCGAAGAAAGGGTTATCAACCCGGCGCAGACAGAAAAAGTCACGCTGAATGAGATAACACACTCCGTTGGCGATTCCACCAGCACGCAAGAGCCTGCATCTAACGTCGACTCTGTTGCTGACGAACTCCGAGACCGGATTGATACAGCTGACTCAGTGGATCAGGCAAAAGCCATTCGTGCAGACATCGAATCACAGAAAGCTCTGCTGGGTACTGCCTTGTATACCGAACTTAAGAATAAGGCGGTGAAGCGCTACTACCTTGTTGATGCGAAGAACAAAGTTGAGGCCGCCATAAATTCACTCCCTAACCCTGGGGATCCGGAAGCCGAAGCGTTATTCGCAAAGGCAGAAAGCACCCTGACCTCAGCACGCCGCCACCTCGGTGATGAACTGTATGACCAGTTCCGCATCACCCTGGACGACATGAAACCGGAATACGTGGGCTAAGGGAGGCGGGAGGGCTCGCCCTCCCGGTAACGATATGACGAAAATTACTGAACGCGGAATGATTTTTAACGCTGAGATGGTGCGGGCCATCCTTGACGGCCGGAAGACGCAGACCCGGCGACCTATCAAATGGAAACAGACTCGGTTCACTGAAATTGGTGAGCGTGAAGACGGTAGCAAATGGCCGTGGAGCGAAGATGCAGAGCATGCTTTCGATTTCTGGCATCCATGTCCGTTCGGTTCCGTCGGCGATCGTATCTGGGTGCGAGAGACGTTTCAGGGGCCGCTATTCGATTTCGACCTTATGGATAGCTATTGCAAAGACTCAACTCCTTTTGAGAAGTCAGAGTTTTGTGTTTACAAGGCTGACGGCGTGCCTGCGCCAGAGTTTTACGATGCAGATGATGAACTGCATAGCTGCTGGCGACCATCTATCCATATGCCGCGCTGGGCCAGCCGCATTCTGCTGGAAATCACCGACGTGCGGGTTGAACGGTTGAAGAGTATTAGTGATCGCGATGCGCTACGCGAAGGGTGCAGTGCCGCCGACATGAAGTGTGGCGACTGTGTAGCTGATGTATTCGCGCGCCTGTGGGCATCAATCTACGGTTCAGATAGTTGGAATGCCAACCCCTGGGTTTGGGTTATCGAGTTCAAGCGCGTTGAAGGCGGTGCAGCATGAGTCTTAAACATCAATTACCCGAGCTGGAAGCCAGCATCGACCCGGCAGCATTGCGCGCAGCCGCCGACGAATATTCGGATCTGCTTCTGACATTGTGCTTGTGCATGAAGATGGCCGGCCCCACCCGGGCGAACGTGCGTGCCTGCGCCACCGAGCTTAAAAAACGCCTGACAACCTGGCACAGCCAGAAAGAACTTAATGCAATCCTGTCCTGTTGGGATCCCGTTGGCTATGTTCTCGGCCTCCGCCGGGAAGCGAACGACAACGCGCGCGCAGCTGGCGATCCAGTTGATGTTTTTGTGTGAGGTGAATATGCGACTGATTAACCGAAGCAAACAATCACCGCTGGGCCGCCAGGCCTGTGATGCGGCACTGGCTAAGCATGTTGAACGTTACGGCGATTACGGACGCAACCAAATGAAAGAGACATATACGGTGCAGATTGAAGGAGTAAAGGTCTGGGTGGAGGTGGTGAACAGAAAATCGAGTTACGTGGCCACAGCAATGATCGGCATGCGCCGACTGCGTTCCTTACCAGGGCAGGTAGCCTGATAACGAATTATCAATCCACTGAGGCGGACATGCTTATAATCGGCATGTCGCCAGAGAGGTTTATATGGCGCAGATTATTTTTAATGAAGAGTGGATGGTTGAAAAGGCTCTGATGGCGCGAACTGGCCTTGGAGCCCGGCAGATTGAAAGTTACCGACAAGGAGCCTGGATAGAGGGAGTGCACTTTAAAAGAGTTTCCCCTTCTGGCGAAAAAACTTTGCGTGGAACTACCTGGTACAACTATCCGGAAATAAATAAATTTATCCAGGATTCGTGAAATGGCAACACTACCTACAGGCGTAGAGATTCGTGGTAACAGAATATGCGTCTGGTTTATGTATAAAGGTAAGCGCTGCCGTGAGGTGTTAAAGGGGTGGATTGTAAGCCCCTCAAATATAAAGAAAGCTGGAAATTTAAGAGCGGTAATTACCAGTGAAATAAGCATGGGGGAATTTGATTATGGTCGTCGATTCCCATCATCCCAAAAGGCGGTAGCGATTAACACCACGTTACAGGTGAGCACATTTCATGAACTGTGTGAACTATGGCTTAAAATTAAAGAAACTGAAATCAGCGCCAATACTCTAAAGAAAACAAAATCCCAGATTGATACAATAATAAAAATCATGAACGGAAACACTATGCTCACTGCTATTGGATATAGTGACGTTCTTAATTGTAGAAACGAATTGCTAACAGGAGAAACCTTCTATTCAAAAAACAAGCGTAAAAATAAAAAAGGCAGAACAGTTTCGACTGTCAACAATTATGTTTCTTTACTGTGCTCAATTCTGAATTTTGCGTACATGTCGGGTTTTATCCAACATAAACCATTTGAGAGCGTAAAAAGCCTGCGTAAAACAAGGGTTAAGCCTGACCCACTTACAAGAGAGGAATTTGCAGCCCTCATGGCAAGTGAACGAGGCCAAAGCCAGAACATGTGGAAATTCGCCGTCTATTCTGGTGTGCGGCATGGTGAGCTGGCGGCTCTGGCATGGGAAGATGTCGATCTGGATAAGGGCGTGATACACGTTTGCCGGAATCTGACAGCAAACGGCATGTTCGGCCCACCAAAAACAGCGGCAGGAAACCGGACGGTACAATTGCTCGGCCCTGCCCTGGACGCGCTGAAAGCGCAGCATGAACTGACAGCTGGACATCCGGTATCCACTATCACGTTTCACCACAGGGAATACGGCTCAAGCGAGGAACAGAATTTGCGATTTGTTTTCATGCCGCGGAGACGGAAAGGCGAGCAAAAACCCTGCTATTCGCACAGCAGCATAGGCAGCAGATGGGAAGCTGCAGTAAAACGCGCTGGCATTCGCCGCAGGAATCCGTACCATACGCGGCATACTTTTGCCTGCTGGCTCCTGACGGCTGGCGCAAACCCGTCTTTTATAGCCAATCAGATGGGGCATGAAAACGCGCAAATGGTGTACGACGTTTATAGTACATGGATAGAAGAGATGAACGGCGACCAGGTTTCTATGTTGAATTCCCGGCTTGGGCTTTAA